ATGTCAATCAATGTTGGGATCAAAGGCCTGAAGCGTGGGACGAACATCATGGACGTCAAGGTCCCGGATGCCCTGCGCCGGCGTGTGAAGACGGGCGTCACCTGGTTCGACGATGCGGTGGGCGGTGAGGGATTCGTGCCTTCCTCGGTGATGATGCTGACGGGTACGCCGGGTGCTGGGAAGACCACGATGCTGCTGCAGGTTGCAGATTCCATCACGAAGTCCGGTCACATCTGCCTGTACAACACGGGCGAGGAATCCCTGCACCAGGTCCGCATGGTCACCGAGCGCCTCAACCTGAAGCACGGCTTCGTCTGCGGTCAGGACATCATGGTGCCGGATCTCCTGGCCCATGCTGATGAACTGCGCAAGGCTCACAAGGGCAAGCAGGTCTTCATCCTCCAGGACTCCTTGCAGACCCTGGACGACGGGAAGTACTCCAACGGGACGAACGGGACTACGCCGCTCCGTGCAACTGAGATGCTGACCGAGTGGGCCAAGGCGACTTACGGGTGCGTGGTCTTCATCGGCCAGGTGAACAAGGACGGCGAGTTCTCTGGGAAGAACGGCATCCTCCACGCCATCGACGTCCGAGGAAAGCTTTACATCGACCAGCAGGAGAAGTCTCCCTCTTACGGGCAGCGCATCTTCGAGGTGACAAAGAATAGGTTTGGATGTTCCGGTCGGGGTTACGTCCTTGGCTACAATAAGGAAGGACTGCACGAGATGGGTCAGATCAACGTCTTTGAGTTATGAACTACCCACTGGATTAGTAATCTTCAACGCCAGGTCTTCAACGGACCTGGCGTTTCGTGCTTCTACATCAGTGATTCTGATCAATCTTTTTCCTTGATCTGCAAACCACAGATCTTGAGCTCGATCACGAAGAACAGCGCCCGGTTTTGAATGCCAGTATACGCCGTCGAATTGAAGCCAAACATCATGAACAGGTGACCAAGCATCGATCCACCAACCGTTGATGTATACTTGCGTCTCTAGTTTATAACCCAAGGCCCCGGCCAGGGCATCAAAGAACTTGATCTCAGCTTTAGATCGTGTCAAAAACAGCCCACGTCTTAGCTGAACTGTTGTGCTCTTCAAAGATTCTCTGACGGCGGCCCGCCGCCGGGCTTCTGCTTCAGGCGTGTGAGATCTCGCTGCGTTTTGAGCAAGAATTTGAGGCGTGATGATGAAGTAAGGAACACCATATTTTTCGACGCTAGTTTTCTTTCGCGAGGCATCAGCGATACCACCTTTACGTAGAGCGCTCGCAGCGCAGCCAGATGAACAATATTGTCGTGGTCGCGACATGAGCATCCTTACATTCTTGTTACGAACAAATTCAACATTGCATTGATCGCACTTCATGCGTAGATGTTGAACTTTTGCTTCAACAAACTTCTCGATCACCAGGTGTATAATATACATTAAACGAGTTACAATGAAACCATGAGTGACCCGTGATCTCTCGGGCAGAGGGGCAATAATCTCAGGAGAGTCTGGGGCTTAAACCACCCGAGCCGCCATGCGCGCGTCCCTGTTCGACTCAGGGTTGCTCCACAGGTTGATGAGCCCAGCTCATCACTCCACCGGGTGACGCGCATGCGTCAATCCACAAGTTTCCACACATGCTTTTCATCCCCACAACTGACGTCCGAGCTGGCGCACTCATCCAGTGGGCCTCTTCGCTGTACGTTGTCTTGTGCATCAGTAAAGTTCCCAATCCCACGCTGAGGGACGACTTCTGGTACAAAGTCACGATGCTTGAGCATTCCTGGCACTCCCCCATGAGCCGGCTCAACTGGATCGAAGTCCAGGAGAACCACCTGTGGCCTGTGTGCGACGACATTGAGAAGTTCAAGCGTGAGTTCGGTGATTCAGTCACTCCCTTCATACTCGCACAATCGTTCCAAGGTTGACGACGCCAGTGACAGTCATGGTGATCGGCATCTGGGCTCACGAGAGCAACGTTTATTGGAGGAGGGTCAGATTCTTCTGCGCGGAAGAGCAGAGATTCTGGGATACTGTCAGTGAAGTCGACGAGCAGTACTACTACGCAACGATGCTATTATGGTGTACGTAAAAGATCTTCAACCGGGAACGTTGCTCCTGTGGGACAAGGAAGGCTGGAGACCCGGCGGCGGTCGCAAGGCGATGGTCATGGTGATCTGGAAGACGATGAAGCACGACGATGGTGAATTGCTCGACATTGGGTTCATGAGCTTGGAAACTTTTAAGGTCTGGAAGAGCTACCCGACCCATGATGACACGTACGATTCATTGACCGCCTTTTAGGCCCGTGAGCCTCACAGAGAATTCACACAATTCGAGGGTGGAAAACCACTCTCAATTTAATTCGAATATTCTGTGCAAACCCTCGAAGAAACGTGGTACAATAAACCTATGGACGAGACGAACCCTCTCACCGACCAGGTCAATGCACTCGTTGCTTCGGCATCTGCTCTTCCCCCGCCGGCTCTCCCTGCGGACGCTGATGAAGACTGGGGTCTTGCTGGCCGCGATCCGGACGCTGCGTGGGCGGACCGCAATGCCCGGAAGCCAGACATCTCTCACCTGAAGCCTGCGCTTGTGGTGGTGGACGGTGCTCCCCTCCCGCTCTTTAACATCGGTGACAAGATCGTCATCGAGCGCTATGCTTCTGTCCTGGCAGCGCGTCCGTGGCTCGATACCCTGACGTACACGGTGGAGAGCATCGATGACGAGACTGGTGTGGTGAGTCTCTGGAACGAAGACCTGAAGCAGCATGCCCTGGGCAACTACATCACCGGCCCGAAGAAGGGTGACGTGTACTGCCTGGCCATCGCCAAGGAGACCATCGGCAAGAAGAAGCGTGGCCGACCGCGAGTTCGACCGTTGCCGCCGGAGGGTGAGCCCAAGCCTGTCCGCAAGGGGAAGCGCGGTCGCCCGCCTGGTTCCAAGAACCGCCCGAAAGATGTCATCGCTGCAGAGCGTGCTGCCAAGGAGAAGCGCGCAGAGGTCTCTGCTAAGCGGAAGCGTGGTCGACCGCGGAAGGTGAAGTTACCAGTGGCCCGCAAGAGGTGGACGTTCGGAACGCTGGAGCCTGGCGACTTGCTCTTTTCTGTCCCGGGCTCGATGCTCAACGAGTACTTGCTCGTCGTTGCAACCGTCCGGAATGAGATGCACGGCGCGTGTCACGATATCGTCACAATGTCAATGATCAGCATATCCCCCGACGGGATGACACCGTTCACTGTGAACTTGAACGCTGACAGGAATGATTCAGATTTCTCGCTCCTGTTAAATTTGTTACTGGGAGTACCTTTTTGAGGTTGAACACATGTTTGGCACCATTATCAACGAAACTGATCGAGCTCGTCTGAAAAAGGCTGGGCTGATGAATTGGCGCGACGTTGCAAAAGACCTTGTCCCGGGCGATCTTCTTTTCTTCTCCGGACCGGTCTCGACAGCTGCGCCCGGGGTGGTGCAGTATCATACGATGGGTCTTGTGATCTGCAATTTCGCACGGCCTTGGGATGGCAGCGGTCCTCAACATGGCACCGTGACGTTCATCATCTATTCTTCTACGTACGGCAGGCTCTCCGGGAAGCACGTGTCTAGAGAATGGAATAAAGGTGACATCAATGAGTACGTTCGAGTTAACTGAATGAAGCTGATGAATCCGAAGTACCTCACATGGCGCGAGATTGGTGATCTTGCCGTCGGTGACCTGGTCATCTGGCACACCATCGATCGCGATATCTCGTACGAGATCGGACCGCACGTGGAGCTCATCGTGGGCCGGACAGTAGGTGACAGGGGCATCGAGCTCCTCATGTGGCGAGCTGCGACGGGTCACATGTGGTCAGCCCGTGAGACAGGGACGTTTGAAGATCGGGTGAACAAGGTATCATGATCATGAAGAACTTGAAGCACGGAGAAGTAAGACCTGGAGACATCTTGGTCTGGGCAACTGACCCTGTCGACGACGACCGCCCGCGCTACGACTTGGTAGTCTCAGTCCACGTAACTGGTGAATTCGTTTACTACTGGTGTTTTGAGTTGAGCAGCTTGGAAATATGGTCTTCGCAGAGCGCCTACAAGCGCACGCCGCTCACACCCGACGTTCTCAGGGTTGAGCCATGAAGGGGCGGGGCGGCTGGCCGTTCATCGATCTTCTGCTACAAGTACCTTTGGCACGCATGGTGCCGGGAGACATCATCGTCTTCAGAACCGCGTTTCCAGATCTCCTCATCTACAAGAGCGAACCGCAAGGTGTTAGGCACAAAGACATCACGATCGTCTTCTACCACGATGTCGTCTTCTACCACGATGGGCAGCTGAAGACGTTCCGCGTGACAACTGAAGCGCGGCTGACTTACATGGTGAAGTGCTCCAAGTGAAATATGAGGATCAAGAATGGCGGTCGAGCGGCGGTGGAGCGCGGCCCGGAGACTCTTGCGAGAGCCAAATTCATCGCTGTGAGCATATTCCCACCCAGTGCACACAACCCATGAAATCCAAGATGAAGGCAGATAACACAGCGATGCGCGGTGATGAACCGGGTGTCCATCGAGCGGCGGTCCAGCTCGAGCCGGGAGACGTCTGGTACGACACAGATCATCCAAGCGTCTACATCCTCCTGTCGACATCACCGTGGACCTTCCTCATCGTTGACGGCGGGAGGCTAGAACCGGTCCTGTGGTCGCCGCAGCTTCTTCCTGGAGAGGGTGAGGGTTACATCCGGACGCTGTTCATCGATGTTGTCTTCGTGCCGGGGAGAGATCGATGACATCCCTAACCCCAGGAGCCACGTGGCTAGAGAAAGCCTACGATGGGCACTCAGAACCGCACTTCGTGATGTTCATCCTCCTGTCGACATCACCGTGGACATTCTTGGTCTCCAGCAAGATCGGTCAACCAGAGGTATGGGTACTCAGTGGTCCGGATACAGAGAGTCACATCCTCTACCTCTTCGAGCACTCTGAAAAATTGGGTGAGAAATTGATCACCGCGATGAATGCGTTAGTGCCATTCCCAGCCACCCTGAAATCGTGATCGCTGTGAGGAATTCCCACGAAAAAAGTCCCCCTCGTGCGTCGCTGTGAGGAAAGTGTCTCTCCAGAAGTTCAGCCTGCCACGTGACAACCGACAACCTCACAGAGCTGCGCTGCGATGACCCATATCCTCATAGACGACAATTTCGCCGGTGTTCCCAAGGAAACTGCACAGCAGCCTCACCGCAAGGAATTGCCCTCTGAGGGCATCTGTGACCCGGGCGGCGGAAGCCCTCCAAAGAGCCACTCACGAGAGTGCACTTCTGTTCTGCTGTGGTATACCATGGAGAGATGGAGGTGGTACCGTGGTAGGTTCGCTGTTTCGCGCCTTGAGTGGCGGTTTCTTGTTCCTCAGCAGCAAGTTGGAGTGGGAATGGATGCTGCTAGCGGGAACAGATCCGCACGGTGTGTTCATCTGCCTTGGTGAAGATTCTTACGAGGATATCCCGTTGCTCTGGGTATTGACACCTTGGTCCACTGTGATGCGCGTTAACTGCGGGAACCTCGATGCAATCCGGTGACTTGTGCTGCACTGTGGGGATGTACTGGGTTGAAGTTGGTCGGGAGCGCTTCTTTCGACTTGACGTCTACAACCGCCCCAGAACTTCTGGGAAGTGGCCATCTGGGCCTTGCATCTGGTTGTCCCGCGAGACCGTGGGCACCTCAGCAGGAACTGTTGTCCCGTGCGGGTGGATCATGAAGCCGGATGGTTCTGTCGTTCGGATTCCGATGGAGAGCTTGAGAGAATGTTTAGAGCTGGTGATCTTCTCTCCGCGCAGCGTCTGGATACGGCGATCTACTCGTTGAGGTTGGGCCTTCGCTCGAGGCGCAGTAACTTCACGGTCTTGGTCACCTACGTCTCACGGCATCCATGGAATCCGAACTACAGCTACGTTCTCTATTGCGGAGAGCTCGTTGCCATCTATGATAGCGACTTCGTGGTGATCAGATGAGAGCTGGAGACTTGCTGGTTCTCTCCCACCGGACGTTGCATTACCCAATGGGTTACATCTTCATATTTGTCTCCTGCGTGTACGATCAGCTCACCGTCATGGACAATCACGGGTGCTTCATCTACCTTTGGAAGAACGAGGTGAGGCATGTTCTCCCCCGGTGATTTGGTTCGGTTGGATTCTTTCGACGATGTCTTTCCGACAGTTGTCAGCACCGCACCATTTCGCTGCCGCATGTTTTACCCCACTGGTGAAGACGATGCTGCGGCCGGGGTCGCCGTTGGCACCCTAAAGATCGATGATGACGATTGCACCATTGTTCTTCACCGGTCCCGCGTTTTGATCACTTACCCTCACCGATGGCGACCACTCTGATGGCTTTTAATCGCGGTGATCTGCTCATGCCGAAGTACCCAATGATCCAGTACCATGACCCATCGCATGAAAAGTGGCTCGTAGAGCACTTGGGTCCCATGGTCTTCTTGGGTTACCATGAAATTTGGGCTAAACGTTACATGTACGTCATTGCTGGTGATAAGATCCTCGTGGTTTCTTCTGGAGAGGTGTCACCCCTATGATGACGCTTGGAGACGTTCTTAGAATCCGGCGCATCGAGGGCTGTGATTTCACTTACGTTGAGTATGCTGAAGTGCAGCCGGGCAAGTTCTCGGGTCGCATGGTCGATGTAGCTGGTGATTTTCCGCTCATCTACCTTGGTGACTGCAACGTCCGGGGTGTCTCGCTGTGCTGGGTGATGTTTCCTTCTGGCCGCGTTTCCCGTGTTCTAGCTTCTGATTTGAAGGTTGTCTCCAGTGATCGGTGATCTTCTAACCGGGAATTACGAAGGGAAGTACGCCCCTGTTTACGATGTTCGTAGGGGCACGTGGGGTACGGAGATAGTTGACCCTCTCCTCGTGATTGGTTGCTCGGCACGAGATCAAGAGTACGTGTATGGGCTTCTTGGAGAACGGATCGTGATAATCAAGATTGATGATTTTGTGAAGGTTGTCTCCCGATGAGCCGCTTTCCATTTATCCACGGTGATCTTCTTCTACCGATGGGAGATACTTTCACAACTATGAACATGTCAACCCACGTTGGTGTGTTGGGCATTTAATCGCAACGAACCGCTTATATACGTGAGTTCGTATGTCCCAGCTGGGAACTGTTACCACTTTGCTCTGGTTATAAATGTAGAAGGTTGTGCTGTAGAGTATTGGTTGAACGAGCTGGAACTGCTGCATGAAGCGTGAACAGTTTAAGTCAGGCGATCTGGTCTATTGGATCCATGATGAAGTTCCGGGCATCAACGTGTTCATCTGCACTGCGTCTGACACCGAGCACGTTGCTCTTATCATCCGCCCGACCGGCGATGTTCGCTGGCGTTGGGTTGATGAGCTTCTGGAGATACAATGACGATTCGTGCTGGTGATTTGCTGAGCGCAGTGTACACAACGTACATTGTGCTAGATCGTCACGGCACATGGAATTCAGTCCGGGCATGGGATCCAGAACGTGGGCATGTGGTCTTCATCTACCTTGCGCAGATGTTCGTTGGCAACATCAGAGCGTACCTGGTTCTGACATCGCATGGGCAAGTAGCAACGGTAGCAAGGAGCGATCTGAAGATTGATGAAACATAATTTTGTCACAGGTGATCTTGTCACCATTTCTCTTGCATGGGACCGTGAGATCTATGTTTACTTGGCCGGTGTGATGTACGAAGTGGCAAAGGTCGCAATTCTTATGGGGTCGAACGGGAACATCAAAAGGTTCTACGAAAGCGACGTACAACCGCTTTGTAGGAGTCCACTATGAAAGCTGGTGTTCTGGTCGTTCCCACGTTCAAGAGAATTTCAATGAATCCGCACGAGGCAGATCACTTCCTCAAAGTGAGGCAATCAAAGATTGCAGATGATTTCGCCGTAAACTTCTGCGTTGCTGTATACGTAAACAGCTTCAAAGTTGACGGTTTGCAGTACGTGTGGATCTTGCTACCAGACGGTCGTGTTATCTCTACGTACGCCGGCTCCGTTAAAGAGCTGCAGTGGGTTGAATGAATATCGAACCTGGAGATCTTGTCTGCTCGAAGAGCAAGTTCATATCAACCTGCAATCCGATATCTGGTTATTACCTGGGTCAGTGCTTGGTTGACGATGAAGTGTTGCTGTGCGTCGGTGTTTTCATTATCGAGCCTACCCAGTTTCGTCGCAATCGCATACTGATCATGCGCGAAACTGGTGAGCTGGTTGTTACGTACGTCGACAACGTGTTTTTCATCTGATGAGGTGTCGCTATGAAAGTTGGTGACTTGGTTGTCCCACGAAAAAATTATTTGCCAGAAGCGTGCATCATCATAGGGTTTGGTCAGCTCAAGTCAGGAGCGACTTGGGCTTGGGTCTTGCTGTTCAGCGGACGCGTCAACAGATACTACGTTGGTGCACTAGAGCTGCTATGAAGATCGGCGATCTGGTCTGCAGCGACTCGAGAGATCTGTACGTCCTCACGTTGAAAGCACCCTATGAATATGGTCTTCACGGCTTCGAAGTTCCCGGTTCTGGACCTTTCGTGTACGTTGGTATTAGCGGTCGTGGCAACGGAAGCTTGGTTCTTATCTTGCTTCCGTCTGGTGTCTTGGTAGAAGTTCATCCATCAAGACTAAGGCCTTTGTAACGCTGTGCACTGGTGCCACAAAATGGGTTACAATTGTTAGATGGCAGTGACACTTCCGGGTGACATGGTGATTCTACAATCGCATGGAAGTACGTACGTGACGACCATTTCACTGCATGAGGACGGCGCGCGGCTCGTGTATAAAGATTTCAAGCCCACAGATGAAGAATGCCGAGCAGCTGGCACTTTTCTTGGCACGGTCACGTGGGATGATTGTAACCTCGCAGTCGTATTGTTCCGCGGTGAGATCTGGGTCTCTTTCCCGCACCAGTTCAAGGTTGTCAAGTGAGCGATTCATTTCGTAGCGGTGACTTGGTTAACTGGGCCGCCCAGCACACCGTGTACATCTACTTGTGTCGTTGTGATCCGGATTCTGCATTCGCTTACGTTATAGCACCGAATGGGCAGATTGATTGGTTCTACGTCTGTGATCTGAAGCACGCGGAGCAATGATGAAATCCGGGGATCTGGTCTATTGGATCTACGATAACCACGTAATACCAAAGAGGTCAGTGTTGATCTACGTGGGCACGGACCATGTTCACCCTAGCATTGCCTGCGTTGTCTGCTCGTCTGGGCAAGTTGCCTGGCGATACGCAAGCGAGCTGAGAGAGCTGCTATGATGCTGCCGGGAGATCTGCTTACCACGCGGCACACAACGATCATTGAAGCACCCATGATACCCATGGTATTTGAGAAATTTGCGTTCTTCAAAGTTAAACCCAACTTCATCTGCATGTGTGTAGGTTGCGAGACGATCGCCGGCGAGGATTACAAGTGGGTCCTGCTTCCGTCAGGGAAGTTGACACGCATCGTTGCAGCTGACTTGGTGCCCGCATGAAAGAATCATTCAAGACTGGTGATCTGCTGCGATTTGAAAACCGATTGTCTCAGACTCGGAGCCCCATGGTGTGTATGGGAACGCTTGACAGCCTTCACGGCGACTGCCTGGTTCGCGTCATGTTTCCCAACGGACAGATTGCAGTGTACTACGCGAGCAACTTGAGGAAGCTATGAAAACCGGTACTTTGGTGAAGATCAACAGAGACAATGTCATCATATGCGAGCTTGATTCTGATCATCCAAAGATTCGCAACTTTGGCTCTAACGAGCGACTTGCTGTTTACTTGAACGACTATCGAGTGCATGGTGGTAATTACGCGTTGGTGATTCTTCCATCTGGTCACTTGATTTACGTGTACAACCACGACTTGAGTCTCCCGTGAAGAAGATTAAGATCGGCGATCTAGTTCAGGCGAAGGTTGGATATCATTCTCATGATACCATCATGATTTGCATCGGCCTTCGCGTTGGGGCTTGGGGTGATCTGATCGTTCGAGTGATGCTGCCAAACGGCAGGGTGCTAACGTACTACGCCTATGATATTATTGCGCTATCATGAATGATGTTTCAATTAACGTCGGCGACCTGCTTTCTTCTGGGTCATGCTTCCCAATGGTAAAGTTGTTTCTACCCTCGCGAGCGAAGTGAAAGATGCCCGCGTCTAAGTGTATATTCAAACCAGGGGACCTTATGAAGCCCACGTTGTCAGACTTGTGCTATAACGATCCAGATGATGTTAGAACGCACCGGACAAAAACACATGTTGGCAAACCAATCCTCTTGTGCACTGGCATAACAGATGATGATCTCGGGGTTGTCGTGTTCTTCATGTTTCCTTGGGGAGAGACCGGTAGAACATCTTACGCTGAGGTACAACCATTGTGAACGTTGGTGATCTGCTTAGGTCGAAGTACGACGACATCTTGTACCGTCGATTCAACGATGGTATTTTGACCGGCGCACGGATGTTGAGCGGTCGATACTTCTTCCTATTGTACTTGGGTACGTTTACAGACGTTGGTGGAACGCCAGGTTTTATATTCATGTTCCCATGGGGTGAGGTTGGCTGGGCTGCGATGCACGAGCTTGAAACACTATGAAAGTCGGCGATCTGCTAACGTCAACGTACAGCAACTTTTTGTACTTCATTGGTGATGATCCAGCGCAAAAGGCGTCACGTTTTCACAGCGGCCGCGGTCTTGTTCTCTTGTGCCTGGGATTCGACGAGAACCGCAGTTACGTGTACTTCTTGCTGCCATCAGGTGCTATCGGCCACGCAAAGCACAGTGAGATCATAGGCCTATGAAGTTCAAAATTGGTGATCTTGTTGGATGTGATTGGCCTGAGCTAATCATCAATGATGATGAATCTATGTCTGGTTACAAGCACGGAAACGCCAAAGAGCTTTTCTTGTGCATCGGAACTTTCTGCGTGGAGGAGCAAGAAGTCATTGTCATCATGTTTCCAAATGGCAGGGTTGAAAGGGTCAACTCATGCGAGCTGATAATCCTCAAGGAGGCGGAGTGAACCGTCATGTGCACCGGTGATTTGGTGAGAACACGATCACGCTATGGATCCAGAACGTTCTATACAGAAGGGGGCAAGTGGTGGATGCACGACGCATCGAAAGGGTTGAAGTCATACATGTTGTATTCCGATGAACAGTGCATGTACTTGGGAAAAGCAGACGATTCAGTGATCGGTAGCTTCTTCTGCATCCCGCGGTGCCAAATAGTCTTTGTCGAAGTTGACGGGATGCAGGTGATATTATGCGCGCGGGCGATCTTGCTAGAGCGCGACATGAGCATGTTCGCGCTCAAATTTGGGTTGAAGATGAGGGCTGGTTTAACGATGGAGAACGAATTCCAGCGAGAGATCTTCTGATCTACGTGGGTGTTGTGCAGAGCGACACGTTGACGTACTTCTTGCACTGCTCGTCGGGGAAAATAATTGTTTGCGATATCTTTGACGTAACTAAGGTGTGGTGATGGAGAGCGGCGATCTTGTGATAGCCAAGGGTTCGCATGGGGTCTACGTATATCATTACGACAACAAGGGGTTTTGGGTCTGGAATGGTACAATTGCGGCGGCGTTTCAACTACACGTATACTTGTGTAAAGTTCCACACGTTAAACATGGGCGTCTTTCTTACTTTTTGTCTACCGTCGATTTGAAGATTCGTGTGTGTCGCGAATATGCCTTCGTAAAGATTGAACCATGAAGGCGCAGACTGTCGGACAGCTCGTTTGCTTGAAACGATCGTTGCCATTTGACTTTGCTATCACGTTCGTGAAAACTAGTCATGGTCTTGGTACGATGGGACAAATGGTTGATAGAGCCACACTTCTAGTGTACTTGGGTGATTATGACAATAGCTACGGTTACTACCTTGTCAACGTTACCGGTTCCATTGTAATATCACTCAAAGGAAACTTCGAACCACTATGAGCACAGAGTTCAAGACTGGTGATCTAGTGAAGTCCGTCGAGGACGAGGTGGCGACGTACAAGATTAGCCATGATCCACGCATCGGTCCAATTCAGTTTGAACGTTACGTAGGGGTGAGCGGTTTTCATGTCTTCTTGGGATACATCGACGGGAGCAAAAATAACGGTTACTTTCTTAACGCTCGCGATGGTCGAATCTACATCTGCTTCAGGGGAAACTTTAGGCTAGCATGAAATCAGGCGACCTAGTGATCACTTGCGCGAATTCTACATACATCAAAGAGTTTGCTCTCTACGACCCTCGATCAGAAGAACTCCTGTGTTGGCAGGGCAGCAACGTGTTGTTCATCTATTTGGGTCCTCATCGATCTAAGATCATGAGCTACTACGTGCGTTACGATGGTTTGATCTGTGCCGCCCATTGTCGCAATTTTGCGAAGCTACAATGAAGATAGGAACGTTGCTGAAGTTGAAGGAAGGCACAGTGCGTTACTGCGTATGCTGGTCGCCTGCTCCACGGGACAACGGCACGTGGTACTGGATGTACGCTAATGATGTGCGCATGGAAGATGAATTCATTGTGTTCCTTGGACATCACGAAGGCGACACCCTGTCAAAGAGCGTCGGTTGCTTCTTGTCTGTGTCGCAAGGAATCATCTGGCTTTCAAAGCACAATTTCGTCGAGGTTAAATGATAGCTGTCGGTGATCTTCTTGTTCTGAAATCCAGAAGTGAAAACTTTGCGCCTGGTTGGGATTCTTCTCTCAGTGAAAGCTGCTGGATGTCACCGGACGACGTGTTCATCTTTCTCGGCGTTGCAGAGAAGTGGACAGATCAGGCAGGTTCGAGATGGTATGGAATCGTCTTGCGAGCTAGAGATGAAAAAGTGCTAGTGTTCCCTGATTACTGCTTTGAACCATGTCACCCCAACTGATACAACATCGCTGGACGCAGATCGGATACCACGTGGAATTTGAGCATGCTTACGAGATCCCACATCGTGCCATGCCCTGGCTTCCTGGTGATGTTGTCAGACCGGCGTGGGATGACTACGATCGCAAACTAAACGATTTTGCTCCGGAGCCAGCTGGCATCGTTATCAACTATGATCGAACGACAAAAGACATGCTGATCCTGTGGAGCGATGCACCGTGAAGAGCGTGAAAAAGCTGAAGATAGGATCATTGTTGATCCCAACCTCTTCATTTCATTGGTTGTACTCAACAAATCCGATTCACTCGCAGGTGATCACAGCTCACGGTCGACCACTGTACGTGTACCTCGGAAACATGGTTGACCGTGATGATGCTCCGGCTCTGTACATTCTTACGCCAGATTGTGAAATCTACTTGACCGATGCTGAGAACGTTGAAGAGCTATGAAATCAGGTGACCTGGTCGCATCGCGGTTCGCAGCAACAACGTGCTTCGAAGTGCACCCTGAATTCGGTCTGCTGATCAGAACGATAGCTAGCGATGAAATTTGCACGTTCATCTGCAAGCTCTCCCGTGATGACCAAAGAAGGGTGCATCCATCGTTGGGCACGTACACCGCTGCGACGATGATGATCATGCGTGCTGATTGCAGCCTCGTGTACGTCGACAAAAGGATGCTATCAAAGCTATGATCGATCTAGATGATCTACTTCTTGGAACGTTGCTTCGACCGAATGCTGACGCTTCTGGATCTCGTCACTGGATTTATAAGTGGAACGTTTCTAAGACGTACGAAGCGTTTTATGAAGCACCAGGACCGGTGTATGCGTACATGGGCATGATTCCCGTTGAGGGTGAAACAACTGCTTATGCTTTGAGCTCTAAGGACGGTGCTTTGTACGAAATATGCACGAGAGAATTTGAGGTCATCCCGTGAAGTCAGGCGATCTTGTGATACCAGGGCACGAAGCGATATACTGCTTCGCTGACAGAGAGCCGGCTGGTTACACGACGATCTTGTGGAAAGAAATTCTTATTTACGTCAGCGATCTTACACAAGATGACTGCGATTACGAGTACTTCTCGCGGTGGACGAAGTCACCAGAAAACATTGCACGCGTCATCAGAGAGTCTGGGAGGATTGTCTACATCGACAGAAGGGACGTTGTGACCCTATGAAAGTGCGCGCGCCCACAGATTGCCATGGCACTAAAATCAGCTGCGGATCGATCGTAGTACCGTCTGACGCTGCAGTCAACATGCCGCCGTTGACACGGCACCTTAAGGGCACTTGGGTCACATCATTCCGCAATGGAATACCAAACACCAAGAAAGAATTTCTTCTTTGCATTGGGCATGAAGCGTACATCGAAGGAGGTTCTGTGCTTCACCTCTTTTCACCAACGATAGGATTGATCAACTTGTACGCGCATGAGGTGGCGCTGTGTTGACGGGCGACTTGTGCATGCCCGCGAGATGGAGCTCGACAACAGACGTCAGATACTTGTCTGCACAGAACGTGGTAACATCACGACGAGCTCAATACGGTGATATTTTTCTGTTCATGTGTTGGTACGCTGAACCCAATAAGTTCGGTGATCGTAGACAGCTAGCACAATTGATGCTCTCTGACGGATCGATAGTCATGCTTTACGACGGAGAGTTTCAGAAGATATGAACATAAACATTGGTGATCTATGCTCGCCGATTGGAAACGGTGCAGTAAGCTACATCGACCCAGTTGGAAATTTTCCAACCAATGTTTGGGCGCGAAGGAGCGATGTGCTACTGTTCATCGGCTGGGTTAACATTGTCACCCTCTCTACGCAAAGTACGTCGTTGGCTGTGTTTGTGCTGCCTGATGGAACGATAGCATCGCTGTACAACAGAGAATTTAAGCTGCTATGACGATCAAAGTCGGTGATCTGTGCACCCCCTCGGGAGACGTCATCCAATTCAGGTACATGAACATCACGCCTCGCGAAAACGGAACGAACGTTTGGACTGTCAACATGAATCTTCCACGGATTAACCCAAACGTCACGTTCTTGTGCATCGGATTCTTGCAGGCGCGGAGGATTGACGTTTCAACTATGGAGATGTCCACAATTGCTATTTTGCTGCACGCACAGCTCAAAACTGTCACATTTCTCCTTGCTGAAGAGATCGAGGCACTGTGATGGATGGCATTCGCGCCGGTGCTCTTTGCTCACCAACACCAGAGCTTGAAGGTGAAATTTACTGCAACGCTCATTTTGCTATGCACAAGCGCATCGTCATATTCCGTCATCACAAGCTAGTGTTCTTGTACAGCGCTGATAGAGAGTACCCAAGGCTGTGCTACTTCATCTTGGGTGATCAGATAGTTGGACTGATCGAGGGTGAGTTCAAAGAACTATGATGAACTATTCAAGCGTCAAAATTCTGCCTGGCGACCTTTGCCGCCCAACGAGAGCATGTGCCAGCAGCAATTTGCAGTACATCAACTTTGCTAGCGCAACGGCATCTGAACGTGTTGTCAAGAGAGATGACGTTCTTGTGTTCATCTGCTGGAGAGCATGGCGCGTGGACCAGCCAGCAAATTACGCTCAGTTCATCACTCCCGACGGAGAAATACTGTCGCTGAGAGCTGGGGAGTTTGAGGTTATATGAAGACATTTCGGGCAGGCGATCTTGTTGTCACTGACTTCGCACCGGGCAGTGCCATGTACATTGCAGTCGATGAAGGATATGGTTACAATCACTTCACAGCGAGTGGAGATGAAATTTCAAGTTCTGACGTATCATCTGGTTACGTGTTCTTGGGTTATCATCCTGACAATCTCAGCGTTGTGATGCTGCTCAACAACAGCGACGGAAGGATCGTTCAACTTTACGATGACGAGATTGAGCAGCTAAGATGAAACCCGTTGTTAAGCCCGGAGCGATTGTTAAGCCCATCGACGACATCTTCTTCTTTGAGGACATAGGGGCGCAGGTGGTGGGTCGTGAGCTCACGAACCATGCCGGTTTGTGCGCCGTCGTATATTCACCCGGCTGTGATTGCGCGTCATGGTGCCCTGAACTTCACGTGTTGGGCTTGCTCACTGCTAGCGGGCGAATCAAGTTCGTATACTCATCTCAAGTAAAGATCATTGTTGACTAAAGGAACCATGGGTCAAAATCGATTCAAGATTGGTGATCTTGTCGACATGCAGCTTTACGTAAAGATATTCAACAAGGAAGAATACGCTGGTACGTAGTAGTCGGTCTCTTGGATGACACGCACGTTAAATTGATGATGAGCCATGGCAGAATCATGATGAGCCACGTGAACTACGTGACACTAGTGCAAAGCGCCAGAGCAGCGGTGTAAGATGACTAAAAAACTGTCAATTGGAGACATGCTGTACATTGAGCCTGATGATGAAGGCATGTGGACTTTTAAGTGGCATGAAGCAAGTCAACAAATGTATTATCTTGATCCCATTAAACGCGGCGCGCATGTCGTTGTGGGATCAAGCATGATAGAACCCAGCACAAATTGTATCTTCTGGCCGCTGCTTTCACCATCGGGGGATATATTTTGGGTTAGAGCTGATCATCTTGGTGTGAACATTGATATTCCCAGGTGATCTAGCGTTGGTAAAGAGTCACGGACGCTATTACGGGCTTGGAACTGCGCTTCGTCCGCTTGAAGAAGGCATCCATGTCGTAGTATCTTGGAAGATTAACGAAGAAACGTGCCTGCTGATGACACCCTCTGGCATCATCGTTCGAACTTGGGTTATCCACGTTAACGTTGTGAAAGAATCATGCGAGAAAAATACGTAGCCAAGTTCTCTGTCGGCGAGCTTGTTGTCCCACGTCCTGAGATGCAGTTCGGAAACAAGAATTACCTAGAACGTGGTGGAATGAGCTATTATTGCGGTACAATCCAAAATGGCTTCCACGTGGTCATCAACTCGCGGATCGTCATGGGTTCAAAGTGCACAGAGTTGATCAACCCAAGCGGGCAGCGATGCTTGCTGTTTGAAGAAGAGCTGCAATTGCCATGAATCTCAAGATCGGTTCTCTTCTGAAGATCAATTGCAACGCTGTTACGCTACGTTCAGCACCGATCGATGATGTTCGGTGGGAGTATAGCGCTACTATAACGCAAAATCGATATCATTGTCTCATGCTGCTTGGAATCAATCAGTTGGGTCACTTCAATGATGAAGTAGATTGCTACGTTCTTGCTAATACTGCTTCGGGAATTTGCCTAGGTTGGCTACGTTCTGGTTTGCTTGAGGATGCCTGATGGTCTCTACCGGCGATATGATGATATTCCAGTGTGATGTTGCTCTACGATCACGTTCTTTGAAAGAACCAGATTGGGAGTACAAACGTTGCACCAAAGCCAAAGGCTCCATCTGCATCGTTGTAGGAACTCAAAGCTATGGTGACGATGGGGTAGATTGCTGCATATACGTTGCCAACAACCATCAGGTGGGATGGGTTAGATCAATCATCCTTGAACCGCTTCGATGAAAAACAAGCGATGGTATACGCACACAAAATGTATCGGCGATCTTGTGAAGATCGATGATGCACTTTTGTTGAGAACGCACCCCGTGAGACATCCCGACGGAAAGTACAAAAACACGCTTGGAGACGATAGCATGCTATTTTTGATCATCGGGATCATGATCTACGATGAAGGTGTAGATGTTTGCGTCACAGGTTGCCAAGGAGAAATAGGTTGGATAAATCAGCTGCTAGTGACGAAGTTCGAATGAACAATTTTTCTCCGGGTGACTTGGTCATCACGACAACGAGGCTAGCATTTCGTGCCATCGAAGATCGATCATCGCACTACATCACGCTACCTGGGACATTGCTACAGATCATCCAGATCATGGACATGGAAGATGTCGATCCCTATGCTCAGGGCCGCGGTGCACTATGCTTCTATGCACCCATGGGTCACACGATACTGTGCAACCTTGACTTCTTGAAGCCAGCATGATGTACCCAGGAGACGTGTTCGCGTACCCAGTTTCACCAAGGGCTTGGTACTTGTGCATCGGCATCGAGGAGCTTGGGCACAATAACATCTGGGTCACTTGCGTGCTATTCAACAGCGACGTAAGCGCTCGTGTATACAAAGTGCAGATGAAGGCATATGACCCGCAGTGCACCAACGGAGCCAAGATCGTGCTCTCTAGCTGCCCACAGAATATTCAGCGATAATGCGTTGCAGTTATCCACAGCCTAATTCAGTGAGTAAAATGAAAGCATCGTGACCGACACCTTTAAGAGCGGTGATCTCGTTCGCCTCGAAGCGGACGGCAAGTTCTTGAGCGTGAACGTATGGTCGATAAAAAGCAACGATCAATGCATAAAAGGTCTAGATCGAAACAGCATTGCCCTAGTGATCAATTACATCGATGGTTCTTTGCTGCTTCTGGTGAACGAATCGGTCGGCTGGATTCACGATCCGATATTTCTTGGGATACGGCACCTATGAGCAGAATAAAACCAGGTGACCTCGTTCAACTTAATGAAAACAGCCCATACGCAGCGATATACCTTCGCAATGAACGCGGCATAGCTAGAAACACAGAACAATCAAGGGTCTGCAAAGCAGACGTTAGCATCGTGCTAGCTATCATCAATGGCGATCTGTTCGTGATGTGCCGCGATCGGATTGGTTGGACTTCATTTACGACGTACTTTAACGTGGTATCATGACCCTCTACAAGCCAGGATCTCTAGTGCAATCTTCGCACGAAGTTCACCTTTATTTGAGGTCTAAAACCGATGGCGACATTGATAACTCGGCTGGCTTCGTGCTTGGTGGAACGCTCATGACAGTGATATCAGTGAATGAAACTGAAGAAGGTAGCGTAGATTTGCTGGTCTACACGGGTGATTCGATTGGTTGGGTTTACTCTCGCTACGTTAGATTCATCTCATGATCGCTGGTGAGCTCGTCAAGCCGTGCAAAAACGTAATCGGCGTGTATTACATCGGAGCCAGCCGCAACGTTGATGGCGAAATAATGTTCTACAAACATGATAAATTGGTGAAGCGTACCGACATGTACGTGTACATCACAAACATTAAGTAGGCCGGCACTGACTACAGCATGCTTCTTCTAGGCGATCAGATGGTGTATTTGTACTGTGGGGAAGTTGATCCGATATGAAATCAGGTGACCTTCTTGTCTTCAACAGAAGAAAGCGGTTCGTGAGCGTCTACAGATCCAAGCCAGACATCACAACAACCAGGGGCAAAGTCATGCTAGGTGCTCACTTGGCGGTTGCTCTCATCATTGAACCGATGCACTCTTTCGTGCTTCTGACAGGCAATGGTGATATCAGGATGCGATGGGTTGAAACCCAGGATCTGACTGAGGCATGACTTACAGCGTAGGCGATCTAATCAAGCTAAGCCCACACATGTATCACACATCGATGCGGGTTGGCAACTTGCGTGAAGTGCACGGTAAGCTAGTAAACATCATGCCAGATGATCTCATGATTGTTCTTGGTGGATTCATCCTTGCTGAAGAGTACCAGTACTTGTTTGTCATGAGTGCGAGTCACAATGAGATTGGTTTTGTTTCTGCACGCGCTATGGAGCGCGCATGAACATCAGAGACTTGAAGTCTGGTGATCTGATCGTTTGCACAAGACGTTCTTCTCTGTGGTATCCTACAACGAACAGGTACTATCATGGAGAAGTTGTGCACAACGGTGACATAGCGATCGTTGTCTCGTACAACGTGCAGCACAGCGATTCGTCGTCCAGGGACATGTACAGCATAACAGTCATCTGGAGGGGCTCAGTGTGTCGAACTCACGTGTCTATCGATGCAACAGCGCTAGCATGGTCGACAATCGACGGTGAACCGCTAGAGATATTACTCTTTGTACAAGCAACAGCCAGTAGGTGACAATAGTAAGGTGAATTGCCTTGCACATGCAAGGCACTGAAGTGCACAAACGGAAAGAAAATGAGGAAAAACGAAATGGCTGAAGAGACCCGTAACGAGCGTGATCTGATTCTTGCACCCAACGAGTATGCGCTCGTTAGCGATGCCACGAAGGGTAGCATCGATTGCTACGTCGGACCTTTCAAGACCAGCCTTGCTGGAACTGACAGGTGCGTTCTATTCGACAACCAGAAGAAGAGGTTTCGTCCTGTGTCCCTCAACGAGGGAACGCAGCTCTTCTACACCGCCCCTGAAGGCTGGTACATCATCCTGAAGAACGCTGCTGAGGGTGAGAAGCATCCTGCGGGTTCTGGAAAGCTGACGACCCCGACGCTCCGCATCGGTAAGAAGGTCAACATCTCTGGTCCCGCATCGTTCGCGCTGTGGCCGGGGCAGATGGCAAAGGTCATCCAGGGTCACAACCTTCGCAGCAACGAGTACTTGCTCGTTCGAGTCTACGATGAGGAGGCTGCTCGGGCGAACTGGAGCAAGGCTGTCATCAAGACGCAGACTGACGGCGAAGGTGCAGCCACGAAGGGCGTCTCTCGTGCCAACATCGACATCCCGTCCGAGAAGGACCTGACGATGGGCAAGCTCTTCGTCATCCGCGGCACGGACGTTTCCTTCTACATCCCGTCGACTGGTATCGAGGTTGTGCCAGAGAAGGTCAACGGTGAGGAACGTTACGTTCGCGAGGCTGTCACCTTGGAGCGGTTGGAGTACTGCTTGCTCCTCGATCAGAACGGAAACAAGCGCTACGTTCACGGTCCGGACGTTGTCTTCCCTCGTCCTACCGAGAAGTTCGTGGAGGCTCCCATCAAGAGCAACCCTGAGAAGGCAAAGGCGAAGAAGTTCCGAGCTCAGGAGCTGACGCCTGCATCGGGCATTCACATCAGGGTCATTGCTGACTACACCGAGAAGGATGGAACTGTTCACCTCGCTGGCGAAGAGCTCTTCATCACCGGCCGCGAGCAGACGATCTACTTCCCTCGCGAAGAGCATGCCATCATCAAGTACGGTGAGCAGGAGATCCACTACGGCATCGCCATCCCGACTGGTGAGGCACGCTACGTGCTGAATCGCGAGACTGGCGTCATCAACCTCGTCCAGGGTCCGCAGATCTTCCTGCCCGATCCGAGGAAGGAAGTCATCATCCAGCGTGGCTTGCCGCTGAACCTCTGCGAGATGCTTTACCCTGGAAACAGGGACGCTCTGGAGATCAACGCAACGCGCCTTGGGATCGACGACCAGGACATCTTCGGTGCCTCGTCTGGTGAAGTCGCTCTGTATGCTTCTGCTGCCGCAGCTCGCGGTGTCACTGACTACGATGCGATCGGTGCCATCGCAACGAACGACACGACTCGAAAGGTCATGATCAAGGGTGCTTCGAAGGCTCTGCCGGGTGATGCATTCGATCGCAAGACGAAGTACACGCCCCCGCGAAGCATCGTCTTGAACACTCGATACGATGGTGCTGTCAGCGTCACGTTGTGGACTGGTTACGCTATGCTTCTCGTTCGCAAGAACGGTGACCGGCGCGTGGTCCAGGGTCCCGGAACGTACATGCTGGAGTACGATGAGAACCCGCAGGTGATCACTCTGTCGCGAGGCAAGCCGAAGACGATGGACAACCCGCTGAAGACTGTTTACCTTCTGACGAAGGCAAACAAGGTTTCTGACATCGTCGAGGTGGAGACAAAGGACTTTGTCAGGCTACAGCTGAAGATCAGCTACAGGGTTGACTTCGAGGGAGATGAGTCGAAGTGGTTTGCCGTCGACAACTACGTCAAGTTCTTGACGGATCACATGAGGTCTCGCTGCCGCAACGCAGTGAAGAAGCTCGGTGTCGAGGAGTTCTACAGCAACAGCACGGACATCCTCCGCGACGTTGTCCTCGGAAAGGCTGGCGCTGATGGAAAGCGGGCAGGAACTGCTTTCGATGAGAACGGCATGCGCATCTACGATGTTGAAGTCCTCAACGTCTCGATGCTCAACAAGGACGTGGAGAACCTCCTGTCGGGTGCTCAGAAGGACGTCATCCAGAACACGCTCTTCCTCGCTGCAGAGCGCAGGAAGCTCGATTTTGTCAGGGAGTCTGAGGAACTGAAGCGACAGACCGAGCTTGCTCGTGCTGAAACGCAGCGGGCAATCATGGAGCTCCAGGTCGAGACTGCGAAGAAGAAGGGTGAGCTGGATCTGATCGTCCTGGAGACGAATGCCCGCACCGAGGCAGAGACGCTTGCGAAGAAGCTTGAGGCTGAAAAGTCTCGTGCAGAGATCGCGATCGTCACTCGCCGCGAGACCGAAGTTGATCGCGAGCTGCAGATCGCTCTTGATTCGAAGGCACAGGAAGTGAAGATCAACCTCATCCGCGCAGAGGTGCAGGCGCTGGTCGACAAGGCTCACGCTGTGTCTCCGGATCTGGTCGCTGCGCTTCAGGCCTTCAGCGAGCGTCACATGCTTGAGAAGGTCGCCGCATCGATGGCACCGCTCAGCATCATGGGCGGCACCAGCGTGGTCGATGTCCTCAAGAAGCTTCTCGAGGGTACTGCTCTCGCCAAGCAGCTTGACACGGTCGCCCCCGCAGTCGCTGCTGCAGTCGGTGGAAACGGCAAGACTTCCGCGAAGACCCTCCAGGGTTTACGCAGGGTTAACGCTCAATAGCGAACAGGGACTGGCCTACGGGTCGGTCCCTGTGTGCATTTGTGGTGCGGTGCGTGGTACGATAGAGCTAAGATGCAACTAGACTACACGTCGATATCGCTCGACAAGCTGCCTCCAACGAGCATTGACGAGGCTGAAAAGTACGGCAAGTGGGGCTCGCAGGCCACCAACTACTACGTAGTCAATCGACGAAATTACTATAACCAGCAAGAAGTCGAGCTTGGCGTCAAGTACGATTCAATGCGCGATTATCGGCGTCTCGAAGCGCTTCAGAACAAGCTCATGATCGCTGCTGCAGCTGCACATCGAGAGCTGTGGGAGATGATGCATCGCTTGTTCACCAAAGGAACCAGCGTCGGTGCAAAGTACTTGTGGTTCGTCATCGACCCGGACAGCGATTACGTTTCTGTGTATGAGTACGATGGACGCGGTTACTCTACCAAAGAGTTCGACTCGCACATCGCAGAGCTGAAAGCTGATCCAAAGAAAAAAGGTTACGTTCCGAACGCAGAGGAACGAGATGAGCTTCGACGCCTTTGGATTCGTGATCGGACGTGTGAATCACGTTACCGTGCAGTGCTACAAATGTTCAGGCGTGCTATCGAAGCCCGCATCTGCCCATGGAACAACAAGCGGATGCATAAGCTCGTAGAGCATCCGCTCTACTCAGAGCAGATCGTCGTTTCATTGAAGATCAATTGTCGCACTTACCGGCTCACGATACAGGCGTACAACATCGAGTGGGATAGTCGTTACCAAGTCATCGAATTTACTGACAAATTAAGTGGTTGGACTACCCAAATTAATTGCATGGAATATTCGTGGGCCATCGAGTGATGCCGGGAAGCCTACCTATGTTCCATGGCGAGGGACCCGGTGTTTCATGTCGTGGCAAGCGGCTCATGGAACCTCGATGAATTCCTCCCCGGTGATGCGTTGGTTGCATCTGGTTCCATTGCATGGGGTCTCAGAGACGTTGATGAAGACACCGTCCAAGTGATACTGACAGGTGCACCGTCGTTGATCGTAGCTCGTGACAAGAGCCCGATGTGGGGCGGCGGTTACCTTCATGCTATGATCATACTCTCAGCTGATTGCCAGATCTTGTTCATCATAAGGACTAGCATCGATTGAACATTTGGCTCGTTGATTGTACAATTTGATGATGGACCAGAAGAAGTCGATCGAAGAGTTTAAGCTGAGAGTCGGTGATCTCGTTGCTCTGAGCGGTCATGGGTTGAACAGCGGCGGCATCATCTACAGGATCGTAGAGGATCATCCGCCGGAGAAGCTCCAAGAGCAGCCAAAAGACTCTCGAGGACATTGGAGCTGGCGACGTAGGAACATCAGCGCAAAGACTGGCAAGCCCATCTCTTACGCGGCAGTCAACGGCTTCGTGTACATCGTTCCAGTCTTGAAGTTCGCTGAGTACCAGCCAAAGAACAGGCGAGGAAAGACGATCTCAACGCGGGGTCGTAAGCTCGTTGAGTACAGGCACGTTGAAACTCGTCTGCGCCGCGTTGACATTGTCGAGTTGGGTGTCTTCTACGCAAACTTCAAAGCGTTCGTGGAAAAAGAAGTGAAAAGATTGTCAGGAGAAGACGTTGACGAATCAGCCGTGGCAACATGAAGTAAAGTACCCGGCGGGAACGTTGCTGTACGATCACCTTGAGAAAGCGTGGTGCGTCATAATCTGCTGGATCCCTGACACTACAAGAGCGATCGTCTTGTCAGGGAAAGACCACCTTGAGAAGTGGTCGTACTACTACGTCTCCAAGAGCCACATCACATGAGCTCAAACTGCGAGAAAGGGTACTCTGTTGGTACGCTCGTGAAGCACGAGTACTACAGTGGCAGAATTTCAATTGGTATCGTCGTTGGAATAGAGCACTCTACGGATGCAATACGGTCGCCGCGTTGTTACACCGTGTACATTGACGATGATTTTGATCGTTGGTGCGAATGGTTCTTGGACGGTCGGATCGTAAACGTCGCGAGCCCACGGGGCTGATGTCGCGCACGAGAGGGTCTTGCATCAAGTAAGGCTCTGGCGCGATAGGCGGCACTGGTCCGTAATCATCTTCAACTGTTACGTACTCGTCTCTCAAGTGAGCTGTGATGTCATCATCTGGCTCTCCGAACTCTAGCTTTCCTAGAGCTTCCCTTGAGTTGATGTCTGAACCATTGTTAGGCGAGCGACCAGCGGGTTGAGGCGGCGATGCAAAGCCGCCGCCAACCTCTCTGAGGATCTCTTCTAGCACAATCTGCCGCACACGAGCGATCGTTATCTTCACCCTTGTAAGTATCCGGATTACAATGGTGCCATGAAGATATGGTGCTACATATGCATATCGCAAGCAGCTTGGTTCCTTGGTTTTCGCAGCATCTCGTGCAAGTACTACGTGCTTGCACTCCGCGAAAGAATATCAAAAGCGATGCCCGAGATAGAAGAGATAATCCGTGCCGCCTCGAGCGAATAATTAAGCTCCATGAGTTACAGCTCAACTGAAGATACGGTAGAAGAGTACGTAAAGAGGTTGTTTTCTACCATGTCATCGAGCAACGTTGATACTGACAAATTGCCAGCCGCTATTAGGTTGCGCATGCGTCTTTTGAATAATCTCATTCGCGATGGAGCAACGTACTCAGTCTTCAAGAATGAATTCCAGAACCGCTTTGGAAACAAAGACGGCATAGATTCTTCAATGTTGCCAACGTTGCTGCGCCGCGTTGAGCAAGTCGAAGCAGCAGCAACAGAAAAAGGAAAAGGAGTTGAAGAGTTCGCAGACAGAAAGCTGCGCCTGTCAACGATAGAAGAGGTGGTGGTGAAGCTCGGCGCTCTTGACAACCAAAGAGATAGAATGAGAGCGCTGGCAAAAATTATCGATTCTATGGGCAAAAATGTTTTCTCAAAGCTCATAAAAGTTTTCTTCTACAACGTTCTTGATAATATCGTCAGTGCCAGATCAGAGCTCCAGAAGAAAGAAATCATGTACGATTCAGAGATGTTTGAATCAATATGGAAGCGCTCTGCAAATGCTTGGATGAAGGAGAATCCTGCTGGTGCTTTTCATGATTTTTTTGATGATGTGATGGCAGAGTTTCTTCAATTTTCAAAGCTAGATGTTACCAGAACGAAGACAGAAAAAGAGCAGCGGATCGATGAGATCATCAAGATTGTCAGCAGCATATCCGAAGATGATTGGGATGCTCTGCTGGTATCACCTGATTACAGGAAAGTTCAATTCAGCGCGCTGACGTCTTATCGAAACGATCTGGGCTCGCTCAAACGATACCTGAGCGTGGAATCTGACTTTGCTGTACAACGCGACCTTGAGTGCGCAAAAAAGTGCGTCGAAATAATAAAGTCTTGGGAGGATGAGAGCTCGTACGATGATGAAGCTCTAGATCGCGTGGTAGAGAAGTTGGCAACAGTTGCTAGCAATTTCAAGGAAATGCCACCGAGCACTAATTACGTCTTGAGCATGCATCTTTTCGCAGCCGCACCAGCAGCAAATCTGATCAAGACGTATCTGATCAACAACACCAACAAAGACATCTTTAGAGCAAAGGCTCACAGTCTTGCACGTGGAGGTGGAAACCTCGTTGTCGAAGCTTTCGGAGAGCTAGCAAAGTACTACGAGATCGAGAAAAAAGCTCAAGCAGCGTTGAATAATTCAACGTTCAACGCAATTTGGAACAGCATAAATGATAGCGTCAAAAAGCTGAACAAGTACAAATGGACAGAACAAGTATTCTTGCAGTACTTCGCAAAGATCGATCCGATAGCAAAAGTTGACTACATGGCATCATGGTTTGAAGTTATCGGAACAATCAGAAGCACGCCCAACCCAAATGATGAGAGAATTAAGCTAAGCGCTGCACGACTTTGGGTGCAATCAGAAGACAACGAAAAGGCTCATCTGCTCCAACGCATCAACGATGGCATTGACCGTTACGTTGAAGCTGTCAAAGTGGAGCGAGAAAAGCTACGAAAAAACAGCAAGCCAGAAGCTTCACCTGACGATGAATTCGAAGAGTACCTCTTTGCTGATGAACGTCATAGTCAAGTTCCTGATGAACCAGACACTCGTGATGAGAAAGCACTTTACGATAAGCTAGAAGCTCACTTCGTTGCAAACGAAGCTCTATCAGAGGATGAAGCAAATCTGATCAAGAGGTTGATGGCAGACGGAAAGTACAGCACAGTGCTGAAAAAGCCAGACGTTGAGCTTGTGTACAGGGGCATGGCTGTCAATGATGATTACCTTAGACGCGCTCTTGGTTTGGATGATGATGAATCTCTTCCTCAGAAAGGTTCAAAAACGGCATCATTCACGTTCACGCCCAGGAATGGTGGAAGCTCGTCATGGTCGTTGCGGCACGAGTCAACGTTTGATTTCATGAACGGAAGTAAAGATTTCAACGTGCTGCTGATCGCTCGAACTTCTGACAATGACGGATCTTTCGTCAGCGGCCCTGGTGGTCTGTACAAAGTTGGCAAACTGGGCAAGCACGAAGACGAGCAAGAAGTCGTTGGTCTCGGAGCCATCAAGGTCGCAAAGATCATCTGGGATGAGCGTGGTGAATTCCCTGCGGTTGAAACTCAAGAGTCTACGTGAGGCTCCATATTTAGCCGCTGGTGGTCACAGGATGCCCACAGTTAATTCAAAGAAAAAGAACCAAGGAAAACCACCTATGCTTATAAGAATAAACGAGCTGAAGGAGCTCATCAGGGTAGCAGTCCTCAACGAAGTTGACATTGAAGACGTGGGTGACGTCTGCTTCGCAGCAGGTTCTACTCACGTCATGAAGACGTGCAGCATCGGCGGTAACAAGTACTACTTGAAGTTCTCCGACGAGTCGTTGTTTGATGGCGTCAACCCAAGCTTGCAGATCCTAGTTGAGTACCTTGCGTACAAGGTTTACTCTCTGTACCCAGGCGTCGACATCCCAAACGTTGAGCTCGTGTACGATCGGAAAGGTGGCAAGGTTGGTCTTGCAACGTCGGCGGTTGCAGGCAAGATGGCTCTTGAAACGATCCCAGCTAAAGAGCTAGCGGGCATGCTTTCAGCTGGTGTCTACGTTGACATCTTCCTTGCAAACTGGGACGTCATCGGCACCGGATCGGGCAACGTCATCGCAGACAAAGGGAAGGCAACGCGCATCGACCCAGGCGGATCTTTGACGTTCAGAGCGCAAGGCGGTAGAAAAGGCGGAAAGTTCGGTGATAAGCCAGGCGAGCTGAAGACGATGCTAGATCCATCGTTCGGTGGCGCCGGGCGTGTCTACCAGCACGCAGACTTGGTGAAAGCTGGGAAGACTTTTGCATCAGTTCCTTGGAGCAGCATAGCCTCAACGCTCAGCGCCGCAAGCAAAGAAGTTGCTGAAGAGCTCAAGTCGCATGGAATGAACGATCTGGCTGCCGAATGGAACGGCGAAGCAAAGCTGATCGCTGGAACGCTGAAAGCCCGACATGCTGAAGTTATGCAGCACGTCGAGCACGTTGCGTAAGCAGTTGAAATGTCGGATAATGATCGCCACAATACGCGCCCACGGGAAGTGTCATAGGGCGAAACCGCCACTGTAACACGATCACCTGGGATCAACCTGATCCTGTTGATGCGAAGCTTGCCAGACAGCGTGGCTAGAACTTTGTTGCCGCCTTCTACGATGACGCTAAACAGCGTCCCAGGTAGAGCTTCATCCACCACGCCTTGAAGCTCAATCGCGTCTTCCCGCTCTGTTGTTTGCTCGGACGACTGACTGGCTTGGTTCATCTTGTTCTTGTTTTTCATTCTCTATCTCTTCGCTCGGACTGCCCAATCCTGGAGGCGGGGGCACGACACCATTGTCTGACCTGCTTATACCTCCACCGCCGAACATCCCAGCAGATCGATTCATCATTCTTTCGATCTCTTCACGAACGATCTGCCTTACTCTTTCGACGTTGATTCGCATCTACTAAATAAGTCAACAACGCTGATTATCTTGGTGCTCAACGCAAGAATCCAACTTGACAATGCTTCAAAGTCGCCGACAGTGATCTTCTTGCCGAAATCACCCGGGTGCACATCACCGTCCGGCAGACCTGCATCACCAGCTCGAAGAACAAAGATCTCACCGATCGCTGTGACCAGCGTAACCTTTGAACCATCGCGTTCTGCAGCAACGATGCGTTGGAAAAAATCAGCCGCTAGTTGAGCTTGCACTTGATCTTCACGCGGCAGCACGTTAAAGCTTGCCGGCAACTCCATCTCTGCATTAACACCACCAACGTGCACATGGTGAGTTCCCTCACCCAAGTCAAATTCCATCTGTAAATGATACTGTACTTCGTACCAAGTTCATTGTACAATGATCTATGCTCACGATACGGCCTGGTGATCTTGTCAAGCTCAACCAGCTGTATCGCACGTTCAAGGGATTCATCATACCAGATGGTGCTCTTGTGACAATCCTGTGGCACACTGACGATAAAACAGGTTTGTTCTATGAGCACCAAACGTTCGAAGTTGCTACTTGGTGGATCATTGACAAAGTTGAGATTCTCAGCGATACTTAACCTTGTCGGGCAATGCTGAATATCGCTAGAATGTTCACGGTGCTCGTCGAAGCAACATCATCAGATGAACATCCTTGGATACGCAAGCTACGCGCTGAAGCTGAAGGTTGCTGCGGTGAATGTGGCTCAAAGCACCCAGAGCGCGTTGTCAGGAGCGGTTTTTGGATCACGTTCAGCTGCCCCGAGTGTGGACACGCTTCAAAGATTCACATCAACACCAAAAACTCTGGATGTGGGTGATCTAGTCGCATGGTTTGGAAAGGGTGCAATCAAACCGCGGTTTGGATCGATCGTCAAGATCGTGACTTCGTTCGGTGAAAATGTACGAGCGCACGAGATTGTAGTACTATGCTCTGACGGCACCTTGCAGACTGCTCTCTTTTGGGAATCTGAGCGTGGAAAATCTTGGAGAAAATTTGAATACGCCTAAGCCTGGTGATCTAGTGATGGCAAGGAAGCTGATCTTGGGATGGGCAGCGCCGCTCATCAGAAGACCATCATCCATAGCGATCAAGAGCGGCATGATGGCTGTGATCGTAAGATCTCAAAGCAAGGGTCAAAGAACTCACGTGTCGTTGCTGATCAACGGTCGTTTGTACGATTACGGGTGTGACACTGTTAGCTGGGACAGCAATTGGCTATCGTTGTAAAAGATGAAACCGGGCGACTTGGTAGAGACGCAGAGAGCAAGGGTTGTCACAGCCCTCAATTGCTCTGACCCTAACAAGTACTACGTGTTGAGCCCAAAAGACATTGGTATCGTCGTGCAAGTTGATGTTGGAAGCAACGAAATACCAGACTACACTCTGTACGGGACGATCGTTGTATACTTTCCAAGCCTTGGTCGACTAACAACTGCTCATGAATCGCAGATAAAACTTCTAGAAGCCTAGAAGTTCGTGGCTGAACAAGGGACCCATCATAGAGCCCTTGTTCAGCCACACGTAATACACGCTCTCGTACTGGTAAGATTTATTCTGGTTCGCAGCTCTTACAGAGATGATGAGACCAGAGTCTTTAGTTGAAACGTACCCGTTGTTGTTTGCAATCGTGACAAGATCACCAACTTGGAATTTCATCTTCTCAATAAGTAAAACTCACTTCTTGCTAGACGGGTATTTCTTCTTGAAGACGAGCAGCGTGCCACGAAGCAAGATCAACGCATCATCATGAAGCACTCGAGCCGCTCCTTCTTTAAAGGCTGCTAGGATCGTGCTCAAGAACATGTAAACTCCGACGGTGCAGATGATTCCAACCATGGACATCTTCAGCAACAAGCCCACTAGAACGATGACAACGGAGATGAACATCGTCTCAAGCTTTGCGCTGTAAATTTCCTTGCTGACAGTCACTGAGTTGCCGTACATGTCAGCAAGGAACTGAATCGAGCTGAATGACGTCTTCTCACCGTGCGACACAGACTCCCAGTCAATGTCCTCGATCTTTACGTTCTCTTCTTTATTCAACTCTTCATTGATCATCTTTTTCAACTCTTCATTGATCATCTTTTTCACTATCCTTGGTGTCTTCAACTATCACTGCGCCGATAGACAAAAATGTGATTGCTACTGAAACTGCGTTCTTCAAAGCCGTCCTGGAAACTTTCACTGGATCGATGATGCCATGAGCAAACATGTCAACTTCTCTGTCGCTTGCAGCGTCGTAACCGCGAAACTGGATGTCTGAGTGGATTATTCCACTTCGTAGGTTGTTTATGACAACCTCATGTGACTTCCCGGCATTGGAAACGATCGTCTGCAGGGGTGCTAGGATCGATGTCATGACAAGCTTAGCGCCAACATCATCTTGAGGCACGTTAACCATCCACGTGGCATTGAAGAATGCTGTTCCACCGCCGGCTACGATGCCCTCAGCAACTGCAGCTCGTGTTGCATTCAGAGCATCTTCGATGCGATACTTTTTCTCAATCATCTCAAGCTCAGTTGAGCCTCCGACCTTGATGACAGCAACACCAGAAGCAAGCCGCGCGATGCGCACCTTCAACTTTGTCACCTCATCAGTTGATAGCGTCACGTCTTCGAGCTGCGTCCTAAGATTTGCAACGTGAGCGTCAACAGCAGGCCGAGATGCACCTGCTCCGACCAACGTTGTCGACTTAGCGTCAACGACGACCTTCTTGACAGTACCAAGATCGTTGAGCTCAAGCTTCTCGATCTTCAATCCAGCAGCTGGCGATACTACTGTCGTGCCCGTAAGAACTGCGATATCGTGAAGCAGTTCATCCTTGTGCTTCCCGTAACCCGGTGCTTTGACAGCAACGACTGCTAGGTTCGCATTGACGCGATTGACAACCAACCCTTGCATCGCTTCACCATCAACATCTTCGGCAATGATGAGCAGCTTTGACTGTGATCTTACGACTTTCTCAAGCAGAGGAATCAACTCGCTCAGCGATGATAGTTTCTTGTCAGTGACAAGAACGCGAGCATCATTGTAAGTGACATTCATTCGTTCTTGGTTGGTGACGAAGTAAGGACTCAAGTAACCACGCTCGAACTGCATACCTTCGACAGTTTCAAGCGTTGTCTCCATTCCTTTTGCATCCTCAACGGTGATGATGCCGTCAGATCCGACCTTCTCCATCGCATCAGCGATGAGGTTGCCGATGCGACTATCGCCGTTCGCAGAGATCGTGCCGACCTGAGCGATCTCTTCTTTGGTCGTCAGCTTCTTAGCAGACTTCACAAGGTATTCATCGACTAGCACTCGAGCTCGTTCCATCCCTTCGCACAGCTCTTTTGCTTCAAACCCTGCTTCAAGGTACTTCAACCCACCCTTGACTAGAGCGTAAGTCAATACTGTTGCTGTCGTTGTGCCATCACCAGCAACCTCGTTCGTCTGTGATGCTGCCTCCCTGATCAGATCTGCTCCCATCCTTTCAACTGGATCTTTGGGCCTGACTGACTTTGAAACCGTAACGCCGTCCTTGGTGACAACTGGCGGTCCATCTTTCTTCTGGATGACGACTGTCTTTCCTTTCGGTCCCAGCGTGCATGCAACGCTCTCAGCTGTGCACTCTATTCCCTTGTAGAGTCTACGCCTCGCGTCGTTCTTGAAGAAAACTTTCGTAATGTTGTGTGTCTCGACGTCATTGATCATGGTACCTTCATTTTACCACAATCTGACGCAGTGTTCAGAAGTAACTTTTCCTTAGTCACTGGCAGTTGAACCGGTCGGCCTTTTCGCCATGATACCGCAACTGTGCCTTTTCTGTACTTGTCAAGGAGATCTTTCAACACTACTTTCTGCTGCACGTCATCAACCGAATCGATGCACTTCAGAAGCTTGTGTTCAGTGAAATCAATCACCTTGCTCATGATCCCGCTGAACAACATCAATTGAGATTTGTGCAGCTGGAATTCAGTACCGTCCGTGAGTGATCCCTTAGAAGGTGTTCTAGTTGCCATCTTAATTCTCATGATAAGTAGTCACTCCGAGCCCATATCATTTAGGTATGTTGAACATCGATGCCATGAGGTCAACGCTAAGATTCTTGTGCTTTGCTTCGACTTCTACGGCGATTGTATCATCCCTAAGCCCACGGAGCTGACAATCAGGAACATGATGGATGTAGTCGCTATGCTTCCTCCTGTCAATAAATGAACCGTTCAACAATGAAGGTTCAGTGTTTGATATGTGCTGAAGAGGTATCACACCTTTCGGCCATGTCAACTGTGTTACATTGAACGCTTCGTCGGCAGTTAGCTCGCCATCGTTGAACGTATGATGGTGCGAATCCCACACGATCGGCACGCCAGTTTCCTTGTAAACGGGTAGCAAGTCAACGACAGAGTACGCTGACTCATCGTTCTCGAGCGTGAGCCTAGACCGAACAGACGGTGGCAACGAACGGATGCCATCAACGAGCCGTGAATGACGGTCACCTTTGCCACCGTGAATGTTGATCGCTGCATGTGGAGATCGTGGAAGACCCATGGCATCAAACACCCAGCCGTGAAGAGCCAGCTCGTTGAAAGAGTTTTCAACGACGCGGTCAGAATCGGACGATATGACGCAGAACTGGCCTGGGTGCGTTGTCAATCGCAAACCACGTGAGATTGCTGCTGCACCAGCACGCTGCAACTCTGCACGAACCGCAGGATTATCCCACGTATCGCGAGGCACTTTATCAGCAAGCGGGAACAGAGACGACGAAATTCGAAATAGACGAATCCCCGCTGCTGACACCTTGGGTATCATCGCAGCGAGGTTCTTGATGTTGCTGATGTACGTAGCACGGATCTGCTCGTCAGTGTACGCGCCGCGTTGGAACCTTCCCAGCTGCAACGTGCGTTCAGACATCTCATTGACGAGAACAGTGTTACCCGTGCGTGGTTGCACGTGAGACTTAAGCCAATGGCAGCAAACGCCTAGCATTGATTCAATCTTACATCTGCGCAGATCAAAGTTTCACTTCTTCTTGTTACCAAACACTAGCTTTTTCAGCATCTTGTTGAACTCTCTAGCCTCACTGACCTTTGCAATACCAATGTTCCCAGGATACTGTAGGCGCAGTTGAGCGTAAAATTTCTTCAACTGCGCGGGCGTAACAGGCTTCAAGGGCGTTGGTTTAAATTCTCCTTTTTGTTCAGACTGAACCCATTCTAGCTTCGTAGTAAGATCACTAAGGTTTCTAGCGGTGGACAAAAAGGGGCGTCGCCCTCGGGGCCGCCTCCTTCTTCGTTCTCTTCACCCTCAAGATCTTCAGTGATAGGACCGTTATCGGGCGGATCAGTCTTCATAGAGTGATCATCAAGTGCTGTCACTTCAGGCGCCGGATCATCTTCGTACTTCTCGAGCCGAGCGACGCGCTTCGAAAGCTCGATCGTAGACTCAGACGCCTCAACCGCAGACATGAACCGACGCCTCTTCACGTACTCCTGGATGAAGGCGATGGGCCAGTTCTTGACAAGCTCGTAAGCTTCATCAGCGTAAGTCCCCAGGATCGACCTGACAACGTCGCCATCCATAGTCTTCACGAACAACATCTCATCGAAGCGACCAGGACGAAGGATTGCCTCATCAAGGCTGTTGCGATTGTTTACGGTTGCGATGACAAGCTTCACGTGCCTCTGGAAGAACTCAAGAGTCTCAAGCAGCTGCGCCTGCGCATGTGCTCTGTCAAAGTCATCCAAGATGATTGCATCGGGTTCAAAGATCGTGATAGCCTCAAAGAGCGTAGAGCTCTCAAGGTTAGCAACATCCTCAACGCGAATTCGGAAGCTGCGCATGCCAAGGTTCTCCACGATGGTTCGAGCCATCGTAGACTTTCCAGTCCCCGGCGGACCGTACAGCATCACCGATCGCGGCACGTCAGCGTCGATGCAGCGCTTCAAGTATGCTGCGTACGAAGTTGCTCTCTCAGATGCAAGGGGATGAAAGGCATCGTCAGATTCAAACACGATCCTAGAATCATCGTCAGACGTTCCGACGCGCTTGTTCTGCCTCATGACGAGGTTTGAATCTTTCAAAGATTCCCACAAGATCTTCTTGATGAGAGCTTGAGCCTCTTTCAGCTTCGCAGTGTCAACGTAGATGTTGCCGGGAACGTTGAGGCGGGTGTTCATCGTGTAACCCATCTTGATGCCATCAGCATCGATCATGCGAATGATCGTAGCATCATCGTTGGTGCGAATGTTCTCGTAAGGATAGCGACTGACGACCTTGATGATCGTAGAGTTGAAGTCCCTGCTGTAAGGTGCAGACCACTCATCGCCAGAGAAGAAATCATCTCCCCACACTTCAAACTGCTCAATGAGCACTTTGGAGATCGAGAAGCTGCTCTTCAAACCGTTCCACCAGGTGGGATCTTCCAAGAAGGGCGTTGATGCTTGAAAGATGTCAGTTCCAACGTGGATGACTTGCTTCACCTTGCTCACGTTGAAGAAATCTCTAACTTGCGTCACTAGCGTCTTGTTCTTTTCAGTCATTTTGTCTCGTGGTGCTAAAAGTTCAACGTTGTAACGAACTCGCTTGTTTGCTTTTGACGTGAAAGTCACGTCGCACTCTTCGTACTTCCCGTCTACGATCGCTGCCCCCACGACCTTTGTAACGTGCTCATAATCTTTATCGACGTACGTCATGATGAAGAATGCTCGACCCGTTGTCAGGGGCGCAAGCTTCTTGATGACCACGTTCTCAAAAGAATTATTCGCAGTGTTTTCAACATCCGACCAGTAGATCTTTGGGATGCTGATGAACTCGTAACCTGCTTGCGGGTAAGCGCAATGCTTGCAGAAACGAGCGTCATTATCGTTCATTGCCTTACACTGGCTGCACTCTTTTGCTTCGCCGCAATTGTCATATACATCAACAACATCGTCAATGAATGTGCAGCACATGTCGCTGTGCTCTTCTTGGATGTTCCTTAGATCTGACACTTTCACTTTCAAAGTGCTGTGGAACGTCGTGATGCTATCGATCACAGATTTCTTGGCTTTGGTGCTTGGTGCCATAAGTTGAAATGTACCCTGCAGATCAGCTATTTTACAAGCCACAGCTTCAAGCGTACTTGCACATCAGCTGCTCACCAAGATCCTTGAGGAACGGTGCACCGTAGTTACCATCACGGCCAGCTTCAAGGTCGGTTTCAAGGAAGCTCGGCAACGCTTCGTCAGAATAGCGTGCAGATGCAATGCCCCATGCGATCGCAGCGACAGAGTCTGTGTCTCCGCCCCAGCTCGCAACTCGAGACATGATCCCTGCCAACGACTTTTCTTTGACGAGCAACGTATGAACAGCCCAAGCCGTGTTCCAACCGAGGCCACGATCCCCCGGCTGCTTTGGTCGAGCCTTCACAGAGCCCTCCCAGGGCTTCGAGAAATAATCAAAAGAATCTAGGTAACGGCTACACCATCCTAGCATGTGATTAAAATCTCGACGGTCGTAGAGGGCATAATGCGACATCAACGCAACAGCGATCGAGGAGTTGATGCCACCCCACGTGGCATGCGTTGTAGCTGCTTGCAACCCAGCGTAGCGAACGACGTCGTCCGGATCTTTGATGACGCCTATGGGAACTGAGCGCATCGCTGCACCGTTCTTGTCGGAATTTGGTTGAAGCTTCAGCTTCAGCTCATCACCGCTCTTTGAAGATTCTAGCAGCTGCTGCATCGCTCTGCTGTAGCCATCGCGTAGATCTCTTGCATGAACTTCCCAGAACTTGCCAACAAAATCAACGGCGCTGGGTGATTCGCTGGTGCACAGCAGCTCTGCGATCGCAATGTTCTGCTGGGTATCATCTGAGTACCAGCCTGGCTTCATCAGCTCGTACGTTGGATGCTGAACGTAACGATTCATAGAGCCAACAGCTTCAAAAAGCTCGCCATGCTTCTCTTTATCGATGAATTCGATGCCCAACGCCAATGCGTCTGCTTGCGCAATGCGCAGCAGCATGTTGCTGTTCTTTCGTCTCATAGTTTCCTTATGAAGGTTCGAAGCACGAAGAAAGATTCACCAAGCGAGGGAACGATGACTTTTGCGTAATCTGGTCCCAAGTGCGTAACGATGCACATCGTATTCTTGAATACGGGTATATACCCGACGGGTATGTAATCTCTTTTGCTAATCCGAACAGCAGTGTCTTTGCTAATCCGATGAACAGCAGTGTCAAAAACAAAATACCACAGCTCTGCTTCTAGCAACTGTGCCAAGGAGTGACGCACAATGAATTCGTTGCAATATTGTTCTGCTGGGTTCAACCCCATCGCCTGTGCGGTCTCCTATTTCTGTCAACGTTGCCATCCAGCGCATCGTTCAAAATTTGGGACGCAATCGACCACAAATCTTCTTCTGAACGAACCCTTCTGTTGAACTGCGCGTTCTGAACTTTAGCTCCAACATCGTCTAGGCCAATGCGCTGGAGCTCTTCACCGAGCCAGTTAGCAGTCGTTATCACTTCTTTAGTTCTGACATCACATGACCAGTTCGCTGGTCTTCCAGCGCTGTGCCCAGCGAATAGTCTTTCAATGTTGCGCTGAACGTTCTCTCTGACCATGTCAGGAGAATAGCGCGGTGCTACTTTTTCCATCTTCTACTTCTGTCTTTTTGGACACCAGTAAGTTGTTCGACCATCAGCGGTCGAGTCTTTTTCTACTGGAAATCCATGAGGATCAGTGACTTGATTGTACACTGAAAATCTGTCTGATATCCATGATGTGCCATCCGGACCCACTGAGTAAGCCCCGCCGAGCTCGTACGACAGGTTCATCATCATTATGATAGCTGATCGTAGGTCAGCAAAGTCTTCGTGGGTTAGCGACGAAACTGGGCGATGCGGTGATATCTTCGCAGCATACAAAGATTCACACTTCAAGTAATTACCGACGCCAGAGACGCAGCTTTGGTCCATCAGAGCTTCAGCGATCGTTCGATTGCTCTTGAACATCATGCGCTCGATGAATTCTTCATCATCTGGTGGTGAGTTAAGCATGTCCGGACCTATTGACTTCAGCTTTGAAGCTAGCACTTCGGCAGAAGACGTGAAGCTCAACGTCCCGAATCGACGCTGGTCAATGAACGTCGTTGTCAACTCATCAGACATGATTGACATGACAGCGTGCCCAGCCGTGGGCCGCGTCGTCCACTTTCCCGTCATCCCGTAGGTACACATCATGTACCAATCGGGCTCAAGATATTTCTTGAACGTCCACCATGAGAACTTTCCCTTTACGCGAGCTGCTTCCATCATGTAGCCATCACGAACAGCAGAAGCGAAATTTTGGTAACCAGCGGGCTCTTTCGAAGAGTAACGACCAGTGTTGTGCAGCTGAACGGCACGAATGATCTCACCGCTGAACAGGTTGTTGATCTCTTCGACGCTCAACGTGACTTCAACGCCCTCGGGCATTCATCCCTCCAGTGCAGCGGCTCCAGCAGCTGCGGCATTGTAGAACCTGACATCGACATTGTCTGATGCCTTGAAGAGAAACCACTGGTTGAGCGTCTCGTCCCAAGCGTGGATCGTTCCATCTTCATCGATCTTGTGGATCTCGCAAGATGAAGTGTGAGGACGAGCATGGCGCAACCGAGTCACCAAGATCTTGCTACCAACTGGTGCTAGCAGCACGCCGTCGGCGATCGCAGGCACTGTCTTTGGATCGATCTTCACTCTCTTCTTTCGTAGAGCCTTCGGCGCTTTCTCTTTAACGCGCTCAGCGATCTTCTTTGCATTGCTCATGTTTCTTTATCCAGTCGTAGTATATGCCCAATGCACCGTCTGACGGGCGGTAGCTACCCACATCACATTGGAAGAACATCTTCCATGATCTCCAACCGTACTCGCCGATACCGGGCAGCTCCCGGGCATCTGACCAAGATTTGCTCACGTAAGCCTTTGTCATTGACCTGATCGTGGCTTCGCGACGATTCTTGAATCCAAGGGACCGGATCAAGTCAGCGACTTCAGCTGGAGAGCTCTCCAAGTACTTCTCAGGTGTTGACCAACGAGACATGAATTCAGGTAGGATCTTTTCCACCTGCGTTCTCTTCGTCCGGTTCAGCATGATGCAGCTGACGAGGACGAGCCATTCATTGGGCCATAGAGATTCTTGTATGAGACTGTGAGGACTTGCTAGCGGTATCATACCACTTGCCAACATTGTAATTCGTCTAGCTGGGCAAGTTCATCTGCCGTACTTCTTGTCAAAGTACGTGTTACCAAGTTGGTACAGAACATTTTCTAGCGATGATTGCTTCACGTCGTGCTTTGCCAGCTGCTGAGCAACTTCACCATGCCTCTGGATCAAGCTTGATTTTGCCGCGCTTTGTCCTGGCCCGTCGTAAGAGTAGTTCAATACCTTGTTTGGATCTTTCACAAGCTCGCAGTCATCGCATTCTTCTGGTGTCTTTGGATCATCACGATCATCAAACGGTTTCTTGTCAACATCACTGCGCTTCGAAGAGTAATATTGCCACAACTTCTCGGCAGAAGAATTTGTCGATACCCTATCTGGCATCAAGCCACCGTCGCCATCGCTCATGACAATATCGTACATGAGCGGACCGTAGCCTTTCGAAGCAGCAGATCGATGAACTTCGATAGCGTCATTGCACTCGTCAGAGTGTGGGATGGCTTCGATGAAACCGTAGATAAATTCATCGAGAGGTTTGGAGAATCGCATGCTCCAGAAACCCGGTTCTTGCATGACAGACGCTAGAGTCTTGGGCTCGTAAAGAACGTAGTAAATCTTACCTTCTCGCTGTCCCCTATAAAGAGCTAGCCCAGCATCTATAGCTTGATCTCCGCCCACTGCTGCTTCAATGAGGTGTGATATGTACGACTTCAAGTGTTGCTTCATAGGATTCCCACCCTCTTGAACAGCTTTCGATTGTAGTCGCTGAAAGATCCTTGCAGGAGAACAGCGGGTTCAACCCACTTCACCACACCAGATTCATCAGTGTCAACGTTACCCATGACTGAGCAAGAGTAAGTCGTCACGAAGTAACCAGCATCATCTTTCTGCGAGAACACTTTTGTTAGATTGACAGCAGTGTAACCGGTCTCTTCTTCGAGCTCTCTTGCAGCGGCTTCAACCTCAACCTCACCAGGATCCACTTTCCCGTGGGAAATTGTTGCAACTATATTCTTCTTGATCAAGCTTACCACCTATATAATTTCATGTTTGTGTACAAAATAACTTGCATCATAAGTAACCGAATTTACGTTGGAAAAACAATTCATAGCATAGAGTCTAGATTCAATCGTCACATAAAACAATCAAAAAATCCTAGTACAAAATTTCATCATGAAATTGCAAAATTTGGAAAAGAAAATTTCGAAATTGTTCTACTACAAGAATGCAATTCAGTTAAAGAGCTCAATCAGGCAGAAAGAGATTGGATTGAAAAACTAAACAGTACTGATCCTATCGTTGGTCTTAATTCAACATGCGGTGGTCAGTGTGGTTTGATGACATGTGAAACAAAAATCAAAATATCAAACGCACTAAAAAATAGAAAACTTTCGAACGAACATCGATCAAAGATATCTGCAATAATGAAAACCAAGCACGGTGCATTGAACAATTTTTACGGACGTCATCATGACGATAACACTAAAAAATCAATTTCAAATTCAATGAAAGGTGAGCGCGGTCCGTGCTATGGAAGAACGGGCTCAAAACATCCGATGTTTGGAAAAACACATAGCGATGAATCAAAAAAGAAAATGTCAGACATTAAGTCTGGTAAGAAACTTACAGACAAGCACTACAAAGCCGTTAAAGCCTGGCATGCGAAAAGAAAAGAAATAATCTCAACCCGTGATGATCAGATTTTTGATCTTATTTTCAACAAAGGCTTTTCGAAGAAGAACGCGGCAGAGGCTCTAGGCGTGGGTATCAATCTCATTTACGGAGCAATGCATCGATTCAAAGTATCGAAATCTTCTGAAAGAGAAGTTGATTGTAACGATAAAATGGAGATTGATTCGGATCGATCAAACTAGAAGGATTTACCCACCTGATTACGCCACTTTCATTTGTATGAATTGTACCGGATACGTTTCCGGAAAACGTTGTTGTCATAAATCCATGAGAATCTCTCATTGAAAATATTTCAACTAGATCAGTTACATCAAGTCCAGTTTCTTCTTTCAACTCTCTTCTAGCAGCGTCAATATCTTTTTCACCAACATCAACATGTCCACCAGGCATACCAAGCGCATTTGGATCATCTTTCCTAGAGACTGCCAAGATCTTTCCGTTTGGGTTCCTAACAAGAACGCATGCAGCTCGCGGGGCATTCAAAGCTGCGAGCGTCTCGTCTTCTTCGTCATTTGCCAACGAACCACCCACTTCGACGTTTGTTATCGGCGGTCGAGGATCTGTCAACATCTCACGGATGAGCTGCTTCAGAAGCTTAACTTCTTTGGTTCTGGAAGTGGACATGATTCGATCTGATCGCAGCTCGTTATGTTCTTGACGCAAGACGGAGCGAGCCAAACGCCTGCTGCTTGCGTATCACGGCAGAACACGCTGCACGTTGCCACGCAGTGGTTCGCTACGCAACCATGACCCAAGTCACAATCACCAGTGTCAGCGCACAACCTCTTCATGTCGATATCACGGCCCTCTTCGCAACCCAAGTTGTTGAGACGATCACATGCAGCCTGGCAGTCACCCGTATCGGTCACAACTGGCGGTTGAGGTGTTACGTTGGACCCACGAGGGCACCCAGAAATAATCAATGTAATGAGAAGGATAGATACTGCGCCCAATTTTTTCATTATTCTCTCAAATTTCTCTCAAGTACCCAAACTTAGCATTGAAGAGCCCAACAAGCGCTGAATCTGTTTCCTTGAAATCATTGTTGTGCTTGCGGAATAGCTTCGCGTACTTTGAAGATGCATAATCGATGATCTCACGTCTGATATTATCAGGCAGAGGTTCATCATTGATCTCTTCTGTCTTTCTGATCCAGAAAACGGCAGCAGTGCGACCATTTGATGCTAGCGACGGCGCCATGTGCCTCTTTAGCCGGGCGATGAACTTTGTGTCAAGCTTGAGCTCAGCAATGATAGTTGAGACGTACTCTTTCAGCAGCTGTTGATCGCTCATGTACCCTCCAAAAACGGTACCCAAAAGCTGTTTGCAGAGCTTTCGTCTAGGTACTTAAACGGCACCCAAGCGTAACCATCATCTCCCCACCAAGTTCCCCAAGAGTTGCGAACCAACCACAGCTCTCTTCCAAGATCGTAGCCTACGATCACTTGGCAGTGACCTCCAGCGCCGGCCCTAACGGACTTTGGCATCGCAACGGGTGGACCGCCGCGGTACGCCATGTAATCTTTATCGACAGTCATGCCAAAGACGATCGGATGGCTTGCTTGCAGCGCAGAGATGATGTAGTTTTTCTGCGCTTGACCAGATCCACCGATAGAATAGTAGCTGTCGATTTTGTTGACGTAAGCGTCTCTGTAAGAACCCCAAGACGGTCGAATGAAGACCTTGCTGGTGTCATAAGGCCACTTTTCTTCTGCACAAGTTCCCAATGATGACAGCGTTCCGAACGCCATGTGAATGTAAGCACCCTCATCGCGATCTTGCATTCGTGACATCAAACGAGCATTGTAGTAGACGAACATCCTAGACAAGTCTACGAAAGGTTTGCCGTTGCGGATCTGAAGAAACTCGAGAGCCCCAACGACACCGTTGCCGACGCAGTTATGAACAAAAACACCGCTAGCTAGAGCGAAATTATGCTGTTCATTATCAACCGTTAGACAGTACACATCTATTTTTTCATCTAGATGTTCAATGCTGACTATTTTGTGATTGTAATTTTCAGCAGCTTCTTTCAGCTCATTCAGAGAACTGAAGTATTTTTCTATTGACTTGAATGTCGAAAAATTTGGAATCCCAGATGATCTTTTAGTTTTTTCCCACGCCTCTTGCGTGAGCTCACTATTCTCTGTGATGACACGATTAGCATACTTGATCAATTTCAATCTTCCAGATTCAGAACCAATTGATCGCATTGATTCTCGTACAACTGACATAAATCGATCATCACTTTTTATTCTCTTGCTTATCTGTTTTCCAATCAGTTTCTTTTGTTCTTGCGTTCTATTTGAAAGCGTTTCTTTCAACGACAAACGTGCCTTTGCTCTTGATTCAGAGCTATGACCTTTCATGAAAAACTGTTGACGCCAACTTTCCATCTTGTTTTCATCATTCATTCGATTGATGTGCGCTTGTGTACCTCCTTTACCCTGGGCACCAGCATTCCATAGTGGATTATCTGCGTACTGTTTTAGTATCGTTCTACGCGAATCTTCGCTTTGTTTTTTCGAACCATGATACCAAGTTCCACCATGAGGCGTTTGTTGTGAATGATACAAAAAGTGCTCTTGTATACCCATGAACTTTAGATTCTCAGGATCATTGTTCTTCTTGTTGAAATCAATGTGATGAACACACTTAACATTTTCATCAATATGCTGCAACTGTTCTGAATGAACGTTGTACGCAACCATGTTGTGAGTTTTTACGTATGATGACTTAAAGTTGTCAAAAATCATCTGATACCCGTTCTTATCGTATTTTACATACAAAGGCATCAATGACATTGATGAAGTCAATGATTTAGCTTCACAATAAGTTCCATCTCTTAGAAGCCAACGATGATCTGGTGTGCAAATCACCACATCGCCAGAATCTAGTGTGACTTTAATGACCTCTTTTTTCAAACCAGTCAATTTTGCCGTTGCTTTGCCAGGTACGATTTTTCCTTCTGGTGTGCAAGAATAAATCCAAAATGGTTTGTTTGATTCGTGAAGTTCTTTCAATGATCGTTTTTCACCATTGAGCAAACGAATAAGTGTATCACCAGAAAAGCAGCTTCCGATCTGACCTTGATCCTCCACGGGGGAGCACCACTGGCGCAGATCTAGGACGCCGTCGACCTCTTGCGGAGCGCTAGCTGGTGATGCAGCTGCGAACTTAGAGATATTATCCGCAAAGACGTAGTTCTTGCTTGCGTCATGATCTGGATCTTCGTGGTCGGCTTTCCAGCCGCCTAGCTTTGGTACGTACATAATAGCTTCTTCCCTGTTAGCATTGAGATCAAGAACTTGACAGCGTTAAACAAGATCGCCAAGAAACCTTTTGCATCTGGTGTTGGGGGAGGTGCAGGAGGCGGTTCAGGCACAATTATATCAACTGACGGTTGAGTTTTTACTTCAGGCTCTGGCTCTTCGATGACAACTGGGATCAGAGGATGATCTGGAAGTTTGTCAGGCCAGTGAAGCGTCATAGCGGGGTACGTGTCTGGTTCTTCAAGAACTCGAGCAGCGTTGGTGAACAAGATTACATTTGCCTCGTTGCGAGGCTTCAAGCCGGGATTTCCTGCTTCATTCATCTTGCACGTTGCCGCTGCAGTCAAGAAGTCTTTCTTCTTCACAGCGGCTTCGAAGCGTGGAAAGTTGAAGCCAGATCCCATAGCCCAAGACATGCTCATGATCCCAAGCTGAGCATCTGCGGGCCATGAATCAAACTCAGGGAAGCGCTTCTTGACGTGAGCTTCCATCTCTAGGAGCCTGCGCCTGACCAGGTCGTCGCAAGATTTCTGAGACAGCTTTAGAGCCGTGATAGCCCTGAACGAAGGAGCACCCTTCAGCGCGAGATCTGTCCTAGCTTTAACGTTGTGCCACTCTGTAGCAATTTCACCCGGCGGTGCCAGCCCGCCAGACTTCCTTTCAAATGGCAACGAAGTAGCCATAGAGATCGGATCGATCAGGTTTCCCCGAGCGATCGTCACCAGGCCTTTGACGTCTAGGTACATGTGCTCAACGACGCCTTCGAAGCGGCCCGTGAAGCTGCTGAAAGCATCTATGACTGATTGATGCATGTACTCTAAGTATTGATCAGCTCTTCCCAGTTTCTTTCAACTTCTTGAGCAGACCCTCTACGTCAACAAGCTGTCCAGCATGGCGCCTTGCATCTACCTCAAAAGGTGATGACCAGTAAGGATCTGATCCAGGGCAGCCTACTCTGATTGCTACGTAGCACAGTGCGTACATGATCGGCTGGAAGATTCCGAGCCGCATGACTTGATCTACGTGCTTCTGCTCGTGGATGAGAACCATCGGACGATCAACGGGTGAAACTTTAAGCACCACCACGTTGCCGATCGCTTGCCCGCCCCACTTCTTCCACAACGCCATCAACCAACTTGGTGATGTGGGTTTGACAGTCCAAACAAGAGCGTCTCCTTCGACGCCGTGCCATTTGTAAAACCCCGCAGCGGTCATCAGGGCAACGTACAACAACCCAAACAACGTCACTGGCGCGGCCCAGGCGTAACCCAAAAACTTCAGAAACTTGGACATGTCAATCTCTCCTTGATCAGCTACATGCTGATAGGTAAGAGATGACGCCGAAGTTACGTCAGAATTCGCCGCGAGTTCCGTGCTTCGCGTAGTAATCAGCTTCGCGCCGAGCAGAAGACTTCTTGTGCTTCGACCAAGACTTGATCTCTTCTGGCGTTGGCTTCACTGCGTCTGCAAACATGTAGTCAGCGCGTTGAGCTCGGCCGTCAGTTGTCCGGCACGTGACGTAGCTACCACCAGTCGACGGCGTATCTTCAAACGAAGCGATCTGAACGACAGCACCGCCTGGCAACTTCACCCAGTCACCGACGTTCCAGCCATCAAATGATGTCATTCCCTCGGTGAGAATCGTTCTGATCATCGACTTGAGCTCGCGAAGCTTGATCTTCATAGCGAGTAAGTATTCACCCCAAAGGTGATCAAACGTCGCAGTGAACTTTCCCCAAGCTTCATCTTTCAGAAGCGACTTAAAGCCGTACTTCTCGAACGTAGAGCGGACAGGTGCCCAATCTTTGGTCGGCTGCGAAGACGTCATACCGTGCGCCTCTTCGTCAGACCACGTGGTGAACTTGATGAGCGAATAATTCTTTCGAAAGGCTTCTTTGTTAGCAGGATCGTTGAAGAACTCCTTCAACGCATCCGGGTCGTCCATCAGCGCCGTGGCAGCACCATCCGTGATAATCTTTGGGATGTTGTCAGTCGGATCGCCACGAAGAGCCTTCCATGTAACGTAATCAGCGGGAGCTTGCTCAACGTACGTCTTCTTCATCGGGTTATAGATGCTGACGCCCTCAAATTCATCTAGGAGCTGCGTGAAGTCAGAATCGTTCGATACAACTGTCCACTTCACGGCTCGAGTGCCACGCTTGATGAGGTTGTAGATCGTGTCATCGCACTCGTGGTGAGGATGACGCACGACAGAGAACGGAAAAGAACCTGCCAACAACCCGACTATCTCGTCGACCTGGCTGAAGAACTTCACCATCTCATCGTGCTCTTTGGTGCCGGCTTCTACGATGCGGTTCGCCTTGTATTGCGGCAAGATATCGTGACGAGCTTGCGGATGGCCTTCAAGCACGAAATACAAGCGACTGATATCAAGTTTTTCTACTAGTGCTCGTATGTTACGAAAAAAATTAAAAACTACAGGAGCTGGACCAGCTGTCCAGCCAGTTCTAGACCGGTGCAAAAAATTCATCCCATCTACTAGACAAATATGAGGACGCATAATTCTATTGTTACGTGCTTCCATTGCTTGTTAAGCTTAATCCGATTTACTTGAGAACGACTAATATTGAACAGTTTCACAATGTCACAAACTCTAGTTCCAATTGACAATTGATACTTGATTCCCTTAACATCATCTTCAGTCAATGAACAATTTGGATTTTTCACTCCAATCCGTAGTTTAGCATGCTCACTAATTTTTTTACGTGCTTGATCAGTAAGATGTGTTCCGAAATTTGGATTTCTAGCGCCACGCAAACCTTCCCAACCAAGTCTTGCACGAGAAATTGCCTGGCGATGTTCTAGTGACTTAGGTTTTCCGCGGTGTTTATCACTCATTTTCTGACGAGTTTCTATCGAAACAACGCAACCCGTAGATCCTTCTCCTCCACGCGTCAGATTATAACCTCTATCGATGTTAAACGAATCATAATGTGATATCCAATAAATTTCACGATCATCACACTCATGATCATCACACTCTTCTAGAATTCGAAACTCGAAATTTTCATGACCATATTTTCGGATGGAACAGTAAAGAGGTCGAAGATCACCTTTCTTGGCAGAATACAAATGTCCTGCTTTTCTATTGGAAAAATTTTTCGTTTGCCCAACATATACTTTCCCGTTGATTAGATTCTGAATCAGATAAACATATCTCATTCAATTAAGTATATCGAACCGTGTTGGAGGGGCAAAGAATAGCGTCTCCACGAGAGACCTGATGTTCCTCATGAAGTTGAAGACGACGGGCGCAGGACCGCCTGTCCATCCACTTCGGGCTCGATGCAGAAAATTCATGCCGTCGCACAGAACCACGTGAGGTTGTAGCATCTTCTTAGATTGTACCATGACGTAACGTTTCGTTGCACTTCTTCAAGTACCATGCACGCGCAGCAGCTTGCAGCTGACCACGAACGTCGTGCCACTCCAACCCGCTGGCTTCAAGCTCAGCTTGTGCTTCCTTGAAGACGTCCTTGCACACCCAAGCCAAGAACGGTCCCGTGAGTCGCGGATGATATTCACCACCGAGCGTGGCGACACCTTGCTCTAGGCGAGCTTCAGACAGAACGAGAGCGACAAACTCAGCTGCAGATGCGGCAACTTCCGGATCAACTTGCGCTGGTTTTCCGTGCGTCAAGATCTTGTGAGCTTCACCCTTTGCCTTGAAAGCCAAGTTCGTGAACGTCTTCACCGTCGTTGGCAGTGGGTAGTAAACGAGACCTTCACCGACGCCCTCAACTTGGAACGTGGACTTCACCCAAGGATCGCATCTCTCAACTTCAGCAACGTCGCTGTTTATCTTGTCAACGATGGGTTGCAGATCTTCGACGCGGTGCAGCATGTTAACGTTGAACGACTTCGAGTGCCAAGGAAGCACGTACGCATCATGGACACCCGCGACCAGCGGCTCGAGCTCGTCAGGTTCAACGATCAGCTTCGACTCTTCGTTGTCAAATGCGTCTAGGACCGCAGCGGCAAAGACAGCAAAGAACTTCTTGCTGACTTGCGTCAATGCTGTTCCCTTGTTGATGCCAGGTCCGCACCATTCACCGAAGATCACTTTGTCGACTGCCACGCCTGTGTCTAGAAACGATTGCGATTCTCTGTGAGCCCATGCTGCCAACCCAGCAAAATCGTTGCCAGGAGCGATGAACTGCTCGCGGGTCTGGACTGTGATGCCCTTTCGCCTGACTTGGATCCCTGCATTGGCACCATGAAGCTTCACCTTGGGCCTGAAGGTGACGTTACCGTCACCCACGATGTGGGGGTAGTTCCTGATGTTCTTCCGAAGCGTGTGGAAGTTGACTATCTCTGGCCATCTGATGAACGACATCTGCTTTGAATCCTTCCTGTGCATGGAACGACGAGCCAGCAGTACACGCTGTCCCAGTCAATGTTAGCCCACGTTTTACTGATAAATGATACCACAGTACTAACCATTTGTTTATCTCGAATTAATTCGTGGGCTTCTCGTGATAACTCCGAGCGGTCTAAAGCGACCGACGGAGGATTCCCGTCCACACCGCACGAGAAGCTGACGATCTTGGTCTCAGTGGGATCGACCGCGACTTGCAACCAATACTTTGACACGTCGATGGCGTGGATGCCCGGCGGCGTGGGAACATTATCTCTGACCTTAAATGACCACGTTCGAACTGCAGAACCATCAGCACGGCGCTTGAACTGCACCTTGCTAACGCAGTAGTAGCTAAGAAGATGGTACGCGATGACTCGAGCTGCATCTTCACGGAGATCTTTGTCATCAAGCGCAGAACGTTGCAACCTGAGATTATAGTTGCGGTGCTGCAAGTCCCACTTCACGTACTCTTCCACAGATTTGATCGTGGTCTTCAGGTACGCAGGAAAGTTACCTTGCGTATAGCGCAACTTTGCTTCACGCTCAGCACGCTGCAGGCGAGATTCACTCTCGGCACGCTTGATTGGAATTGCAAATGAATTGAACGTATCAAGCAGGTGCTTGATCTCACCCTGCGCAGTTGCTGTCAACCATTTCGGGTAATTGCGCTTGTCTTCCCGATCGTACAGGTGCAAAGCGCCATCGATGGTTGCTGTGATATCCTTAAGCGTCAGCTTCTTGGGTGCCTTCGCTGCCTTCACCGCGGCTTCTTTGCCTGCGGTGAAGTTGTCTGGGAGCTCGTACTCAATGTTGTTGACGTCTTCGAGCTTTGCCCAGAAGCGAACTTTCGACTTTTCGCCGACAACTTTGAACGTGATCGAATCGTAGTTGTCAGATCCTTCCTTGGCCTTGTTCGCAGTTCGAACGTAAACTCGATCGATCTCCAACTTCGTGCCTTTCGGCAGCATCACAGACTCGTGCTTGTAATCGAGCGGCCAGCCCTTTCCGGATTTGGAACGATTGTGCCAGTTGCTTTTCACATCCTCGTAGACTTTGGGTGCCAAGAGCTTCAGGCACGTGTCGTTCCTGTCTTCGAGGTAGAGCGAGAAGCTCCAGTCAGCAGCGAGGACGATCTGGTAACCAACTGCAGGTACGAAAAATTTCACTTGGATGACTCCGTGGGCAAGTAAGGTTCTACAGAAAGAATTTCACCGTTGAGAGATCGAACTATGAAGCCGCCAGAATCAGAACGACTGTAGAAGCCAACTTTCCTGACAACAGAACCATCTGGCTCTTTCTTGGTTGACAGCACGTTCCACATGTTTTTTTCATACATCAGATTGTTAAAGTAACGCTTGTTGTACATCAACGGGCGTGCACGGCCAGCGTACAAGTAGTTCTCAGCGTTTTGAGCGACTGCGTCCAGATGTTCCATTCTAGCACCGGGCACAGAATTGTTGACCATCGATACGATAACTTCGCGAATGGCTCTGATGTGATCTTCAGCGGCCTTGCGCTTCTCTTTCTTCTCCTTGTAACTGGGATCAACTGCAGCGCGAGCCGATGACCGAAGAGATGCAGCGTAGTTTCCGCCTCGTAGCTGATTCTTTGCAACGAGATCCAAGTTGACAGAACCGATAGTCTGGAAGCTCACTGCAAACCGCAGGCCAACGTACTCGTGGCGCTCGCAGCTCGTGATGATGATCGTCACGTCGTTTGTGTTGAATTCATCACCGATGTCATCGATGGTGAACGTAGTTCCGGCTGGAAGCGTCACAGTTGCCTCGCCTGGCTGATTATAGAGCTTCAGCAGCTTAAGAGCAACTGTGCTCTTTGAATCTTTCTTGATCGTGGCAGACCATGACATCTGCTCGACGCTGAACGAATCTCCGAGATCAGGGATGTAAATCTTCATAAGTCCTCTACGATGACCCAACCGATAACGTGACTGTCATCAGGCGTGGTGACGACCTCGAGCCTGTAGTTGTCACCAAATAGATTCGAGTCGAAGAGCCTGTAGATGCACTTCTCTGCCTCAGATCGCCCCGAATACCGAGCGCACAACTCTCGATCGTGATCGCCCATGAAATCTTCCATGAAACCACCCATGACGTTGCCGTTCATCTCATAGATAAAATCTGGGTGATCTGCACCGAGGCGCCGCTTCTCAGTGCGTTGCCAGCTCTTCGGATTGCACCACAGATCCCATATCTTCTGGCGAGCCTCCTCGGCCGTCAGACCGGGCTTCAATCCAAACCTAGCAACCGATCGGTCGATGAACTCTTGAAGCGTCAGCTTGCTGAACCAGTAGTTTGGCTTCCCATGATTCTTGTGATAATGATCAACATCAACGAGGTGATCAAAGCGTCCACGAGCGCTAGGATCGTTCAACCAACCCTTCATCATCTCCTTGATGCGTTCTGTCGACAACTTCTTACCTTCCACTGCGCCATCGTTAAGAGCCACGTTACAGCCTCCTTTGCAGCCTTCAATGCCTTTGCGTGATCTTCCTCGATCGATTTCTGCAGGCGCTTTCGTTCCATAACTGCGCTTCTGTTGTTGTGACCGTAGCAGTTCCACACAGCGTTGAACTGTGTCCTAAGGCTGTCGTCAAGGTAAAAATTGCGCAGTTCATCTTGGTTTCCGGTCACGTACGGCCGTGAATCGTTGGCGTTCATGAACATCGATGCAGGAAAGTCCTTCAAAACTTCTCCAGCAGACACGAACTTCGGGCTGCTCAAGAAGATGACGGGCTTGTAGAATCGATCATCGTCTCTGTCGGGTCGATCGTAACGCGTGTATCGATCCAGCTCCACGTAATCGTAGCGAGCCTTCCATGACATGGATTCCCACGCATCGGCAATATCGTTGTTCTTCTTGACGAAAGAAGGAACACCGCCGTTATTAGCAGCCACCTCGGGATCGTAACGATCGGGTGGCGCCGGAAGCTCGACGAAAGCATGAAGAGTTCCCTTCAGGTGCGGGAATTTTGCACGGCCCAAGAAGACGAGCTTCGTTCCATCGCGCTTCTGGCACACCGTGCCTGGGGCCATCGTCTTCAAAGTCAAAGGATTCCAAGACGCTGCCGCAGAGGCATCGATCGAACCCTGAACCATCTCTGCGTACGAATCGCCGCCGACGAGAGTCAGGCGCAACGTTGACCCATCAACGCCCCACACGAACTGCCCGCCGAGCTTCCCGCCCCGGGCGATGCCCTCGCGCTTGATGCACTCCAGAAGCTGATCCTCACGGAGATCGTGCTGGCGATTGAACTGATCGATGACTTTGTACGCTCGACCACCTTCGCTGCGAACCTCAAGGTTCGTGATCTTCAGCACAAGACCGCTGTTAAGCTCTGTGATGGGTTCAAACACGCCTTTGTTCCGACCGTACCAGTTTGTCTCGACCCAGCGCTTTGCGGTCGCAGGGGAAGTCTTCGACTCCGGGTTGAAGGTGAACGTCGGACGAACTTCGATATCGTTCCCAGAGAGGTCTTTCACCTTCTCTGAATTTCGACATGCGAAAGAAACCTTTTCAAGAAGCCTTGCCATGTATCTTACTGTACCTCAAGAGCAATAAGGGTTGCACAACCGTGTATCGTGATGGATTATTCATCCACTTTTCGTACGTTTCATTGTGAAGTCGTCACGAATTATCGTCGACTGTCGAACTTCACACGACCATCTTTGAAGAATCCTACGTAATGAACGTAGCAATTGCTACCCAATCTATACACGGCAGTGCACAAGAGGACGCCACGCCAAGATATAGAATCAGAGATCACTAGCGTTCCTGGCACAATCTTCGGTTCAACATTACTCATATGAACCCGCAGAACTCGTGATCGTAATCTTCTACGTACAGCTTTGTCTTCTTTGCGATGAAAGTCTTAGTGAGCTCTGACGTTGCTACGTTCATCCATATGACGCACTTATCATGAGCATCATGATCGTACAACGCCAGCAGCATGAACGAGAACGATTGAAACTTTGACAGCAAAATCATGCCAGGAACGATAGGCGTTTTCTTCATGGTTCAATGAGCATGTAAAGTTCACGCATCGCCGTGCGTTTCAGACTGTCGACATGTATTCGTGCGCTGATGATCTCGCTGTTTGTTATGTTAAACCACACTACGTTATAGATGCAGTCTTCCACGACATTGTAGCTTACAAGCAACCACCACGTGGTCATATCGTTCTTGTTAAGCAACAACGTTCCCGGCGTGATCATAGATTTCATAGAGCACCTTCATGTACGCTATTGACACAAGATCGATAGGTTGCGGCAGCCCAACGAACAACTCTTGCCCCGCGCTCAACCAACAGATCGTGTACTTCTGAACGCCATCGACCACGTGAACGCGGGTTGATATGACAACCCACGTTTCAAGTAGATCATCTGTCTTGGGTATGAACAGCATCCCTGGTGTTGGAAATTCACTCTCCATGAAGAGACACGACGTAATCGATCGCCCAGCGCTGAGGTTTGAACAAGAACGTTGCGTACTCTTGAGGAGTCATTCCCAGGTGCGTCATCAAGTCGTTTGGGCAACCTGCGATGAACCAATCGGCGATCTCATCATCGATTCCTTCGAGGATGACTTTGGCTCGCGATTCCAGGCTCGTGTCGTTCATTTGAGAGGGCACTCCAACTTTTTGGCAGTTGCATGAAGATCATCGATCGACATAGACGACTGAATCTCTCTGTTGAACCTCCACTGTCGATTTGCCATCAACGAGTACCTGCCAGTGTAATCAGCGCGGGTGATGAAGCAATAGTCTGTTCGACCGTCAGCTTTGATGACGAAGACGCTGCATGCGATCAACCCGGCCACGATAACAACGATGAAAAGAGTCGTAAGAGTGGCGAAAATATCATCCATAGAGAAATCCTCATTTTGCTTTGACTACCTTTGAACTTGTTCGATCTCGTGGTTCAACCCACTGGACACCGAGCAAATCGAAGAAATCTCGCTCCTCAGGAGCGTGAACTTGCGCGCCATCTGGCCGCGTTGGCAAGCAACCCAGCATCCGGCCGCCGCCAGAAACTTTCTTCCAAATCGAAAACATCTTCGGAACAAACCCACCGTGGACGTTACCGTTCGGAGCCGTTGCAGACCCAGTTCTCATGCACAGCAACGAGCCCCAGTTCGCCGGCGTTGCCACGAAGACATCTAGCTTGATTCCTTCTTCAAGGAGGAGGCGCAGGTACTTCGCACCAACCTTTGGTGGCCATTCGATGATGTCAGGAACGCCAGGCTTGATGAACTTTCCTCGCGACCGAAGAGCACCAAAGAGAGCCTCGTAATCATCAACAATGATGACAAGCTCGATGTCTTTGACTGTCTCCTTCTCACGGCGGACTGACCCAGCGATCTCTGCTCGCTTCACTGCTGGTCCGATGAGCTTGAGCAAGGATTCTCCGATGCTACGAGCCTTCGACAGTTCCATACTTCTATGGTAAGCTTTACGGGTCTTCTAGTTCACTCTCTTCAGCACCCAACGCTCGAAGTTCGGCAAGGAGCCTGTCTTTCTTTGCGATGAGCGCTGCAGCCTTGCGCTTCTTTCTCATCTCAGGCGTGATCCAAGTCGCCCGTGAACCGTAGTCTTTCTCAGCTGCTGCAAATGCCATGTTGAACATCGAGAGATAGCTGATGCGATGTTCCTTGCAACGCTCCATCCAGTTGACAAGATGGTACAGTCCGGTTTCAAACGCGTAACGTTGGACGTTATCACGCTCGAACATGTTGTACTTTCCTTCGCTTCGGACAATCTCGTACTCGAAGATCTCTTCTTTCGTAGGGAGGCACTTCATCTCAGCATCCCAACGTCGTACTTCATCTTCGATCTTTGTCCGGATCGGTTCAGAGCTCATGTTACCATCGTAAAGCTTTGTGAGGTAACTTTACACTCTTCTTCACACCAGCGAGCTGCACGTAAGCCTCGTAAGGAACTGTTTTTAGCGCAAGAGCTGCCATGTCCAACGTTGAGAAAAATTCATCTAGTGATTTTTGATCAGAGATTGCACCTGAATTCACAGAAGCAACGATCATCTCTTGAAGCTCGGCTCTAACACGTTCTTTCTTCATGTAGGAAGAAGAAGCCTTGATAGCTTCAAGGATGAACTCTTTCAAGATGTTGACCATGACGACTTAAGTATCAACTCTTCAACGACTCATGAACCTTGACTTTTGCGTTGACAACCCTGCCGTCTGGTAGCATAACTTCAGCAGTAGAAATTTCGACCGGTGAAGAATCTGGCGGGGGTCCACCGAACAGAGTTGTATCATCGTCTTGCAGCTGACTCGTCTTGGATGGGAACCATGCGTTAGCCTTCTCAACGGCAGCATCGACCATCTTGTTGATCTGATTTGCTGCCCGAGCAACTAGCGTAGACTTTAGCTTCTCGACAGAATCGAAGATCTCACCCTTGAACTCATCAAGGTTGATCCTTTCACGATCTTCACCTCCAGACTCCAAGATGTAATCGATCTTCGTTCCTTCCAAAGTTTTCTTTGTGATCTCCTCTACGCAACGCAGCGGGTACACGATCATCTTCTTTGGCAAGACCGCGTATACGATCTGTCCGACTTTCAAGTCCATGTAAATCTCCTTCTTCGTCTTCTTCTTCTTCCTCGTCATCCTCTTCAAGCTCATCGAGCTCGTCGAGGCCTTCAAGATCATCTTCTTCATCTTCAAAGATGCTCGAGGCATCATCGTCAGATGAGTCAGAAGCTTCTTCTTGCGCGAGCTGGAAGACTCCGAGCGGCGGAGCGCCAGAAGGGGCAACCACGTAATCAGGTGCTGATGAATCCATCGGAAGATCCGCTGAGATGCATGCATCGCTGACCTTGTTCCACAGGTAAGATTCGATCAACGGTCGATTCTCCAGCTTTGCAAGAGCTTGCGACACGGTGACGCGGCCTTCTGGTGGAAGGGCAACACTGAGAAGATCTCTCAAGTGCAGCAGCTCAAACTTCGTTAGGTGGAGCTCGAACGTCTTCGCGACCTTCACTTTAGCGGTGACTGCTTTTTCCTTCTTCTTCGCGACCTTCTTTACTGCTGATTCCATCCGCTCTTCACGTGATGGTTCTGCCGCAACTTTCTTCGCCTTCTTTGCCTTAGTCTTTGAATTCTTAGCCATTGTGTCTCCTAAAGTGTGATCGCTGAGGCTTTCGACGAACAAATCGAACGTGTCACGGTGTGCAACAGACGATTGGATCTTTACGACCTTGAGCGCAGCCTGAAGGGTTTTCATATCAAGCTTGTCGCTATATTCTTCAATAATCTCAACTCGATCGCCTTTCAGGAGCTCGATCTCGTTGTCAACTGCTTCAATCTTTCCGATGAACTCTTTCACAAGAGCCTTCAGAGCACCGAGCTCGTCAGGGTGCATCAAACCTACGTTGTAGTTCTTTGGTTCAACCTTCTTCTTAGCCATGAGAAGAATATTACCACCCAAAGAACCAAATGTTTCATCTGACAGATCGATGAAATGAATCGATAATGTTTACAACTCGAGGATCAAGAATAACTGCTGAAACGGCTGGAGCGTACACTCCTTCGCTAACATCTGCACCGCTGTCAATGATCACGTCGTAACCAATGTTTCTGAAGATGAAGTTCGTTGACTTGGTTGAACCCTTTATCTGGCTGACGACCTGGTACAGTTGACGACCAGGTGACATTTCTGACAGCAACTGCTGATCGTACTCGGTGCCCACCTCTGATGGCCAAATATCTCGCTTACGATCTTCGTCGTTTTGCGCATTGTCAACAGCGGACCCATACAATTTCCGAAGCTTGCCCACGTCGCTCTTCAACGCTGCTTCATTGTACGTTGAAGTGTCAAGCACTCGATCAGTTTTCACTTCAAAGATGTACACATCGCTCATGCGGGTCAGGTACGCTGGTTTTTCTGGCCACCCGTACTCAAGATAAAACGACCAGATCCCAAATATGTCCCCGTAAGTGAAATCACGATTCAATGAAACTGGGATTCCTGGAGAGTTATTTTCAAACCGAACGTAGACGGGCTTGTTGTCCCAACGTTGCTGAAACTCTTCAAAAGTTCTCTTGGGCGAACGTTGCGATTCCCGAATGATCTGACGTAGTTGACCGATTGTCAGGCGCATCACAGTTGCTTGATCTTCTGAATCACTTCTGCGTAATCTGACACGAAGGGTGAATCTTTCGGGATTCCAGCTTCAATAGCAACTTTGACTTGAGCTTGCAAGTTCTTCACGTAGAAGAGCGTCATAGACTTCTTCACGTTTGACAGCAGCTGGGCCTCGAGTTGCTGGCGCTCTTCGGGTTTCAAGTTGTTGAGCTTCTCAGAACCCTTCACCTTCTTGCCCAACTTTGTCTCGAGCTCCTGGATGCTCTTTGCAGTCAGGACGGCTTCAGCTTGCTGAAGAACGTTGCTCAACGTCTTTTTGATGATCTCTCTAGAAACGGCTTGCAGCTTGCGAGCTCGATCAGATTCTAGAGCTTTCGCTACTAGCTTCTTGTTCGTCACAACTTGGCCGATAGGCGGGAGCTTCTTCTTTTTCTTCCCTTTGCTATCTTCATGAAGAGCCCCTTCGCCAAAGAAGCCACCGGGCATCGGATCAGCAACGTAACCACCTGATGGAGACATCGGTCCGTGCGGGGCAGAGTACCCACCGCCGCTCTTCTTGTAAGCGTTTTTGATTCCCTTCACAGTCGTAGCCAAAGAACCACCAGACAGAACGTTCATCAAGTGAAGAGCTGATCCTGGCGACTTTGCAGCCGCCAAGCCGGTCATCACGTAACCCGGGTACGCAAAGAAAGCGCAAAGAGCGATGTCATTGTTGCGAAATGCATCCCAAGTCGCTTCGTACACATCGTTGTACTCTGACTTGATCTTCGCAAGAGCATCTTTCTCTTCATCAAAGATCTCTTTGAACTCGGTTGTCAACCACGGGATGATCGACACCATGAAAGCTTCAAATGAGACCTTGAACAGAGTTTGAGCTCGCTTGCTGACTTCTTTCGTCTTGCCAGCAGCAACTTGCACAACGTCAACGAATGGCTTAACAAACGTTGAATAAAGAGCATCTTGTGAAGCAAAATGTGCTCCGAAAGGCATCATGTCGTACGCAGCACCCATCATGCCACCGTACCCATCATCCTCTTTAAGGATCTCTCTTATGTACTCACGTAGGATCCTTTTGCTGCGTTGGCTTTTCATCACCCTTAAATATGACCTTGCGGCCAGACAATTCCGACCAACGTGCAGCCAGCGCTCTATCTACCTTTGTGATGACGCGCTTCTTAAGCACGGGATCGTAAGAATTCAGCGCGGGCCTCATCTCAACGCGCATGTTGAGCAGCAGCTGCTTCTTTATCGCTGACCACTCGTCAAGAAAACCAGCGTAGCGGAAGACATCAACGATAACTTGATCGTACTCAGGATCAAGTTCATCATTGTCTTCATCATCCATGCTGAGAGCTCCAGATTGCCCTGATCGCCTCGATCCCCTCGTGGATAACAGACTCCTGGTATCGAACGAGACCCGGCAGCTCTGAAACCTTGAACCAACGTACGTCAGCGACTTCCGAATCCGGATCAGAAGCATCTGGGTGATTGTCGCACGTCTGCACAGCCAAGTAAGTCACAACCGTTTTTTCTTCCTTCTTGTAAGAAGCCAACGTGTCAGTCAAGCGCATGCCGAGCTCAACGTCGATGCCAGTCTCTTCCTTCGTCTCTCGGATCGCGCACTTCTCGATGGTTTCACCAGGATTGATGTGACCCTTGGGTACGCCCCAATTTCCCTTCTTGGAGAACTGCTTCACCAAGAGGATCTCAGTGTCAATCCACTGCGGCGCCAACCGGTACGTCAACGTTCCGCAGGACGTCGTCTTAACAATAGACTTCTTCTTGCCGCTCATGCTCCCATCATACACCAAGCATGGGTAATTGAACACTGCATGCTGCGCGAGCTACGATACTAACGTTTAACATCAGGACTAACATAAAACCAGCGATAACCACCTGCTTGTTTAATTTTTTCACCCAAACAAGACAATATTGAAGATTTATGTACACCAGTTTCTCTAGATGCTTCTGAAACGGAGCGAAATGTTCTGATTAGTTCATTAGTGTCTTTTTTTCTTTGTTCAACTGCGTGTCTTTTTACTTTTGTTGAAATTTCCCATCCGATTTTATGATTTTTACGAGAATTTTCATCACACCATGATGATTTTACTCTTTCACGCCTTTTTTCACGCTCAAGTGGGTTTTGAAGATATGCTTCAATTTTCTTACGAACTTCTGGACGATGCATAGCATCTTTTGTTGCAATTTGAACTCGTTTCCTCATTTCAGCATTGCTCATATATGAGCGTGTAATTTCGCTTCGTCTTTTTCGTTTTTCTAGGCCAGAAGCACCTTGCCAAACTTTTATTTGCGCTTCAGAATTTCTCTTTCTCGCTTCAGGTGTATTCATCGAAATTCGGTGGCGCTCTCTTTGTTCATCAGTAAATTTGAACCCTTTAACGCCTTCGCCTCCAAATGTCATGTTATAACCATTAGGAGATTTAGTTTGAAAATACGCAATGAAAAATTGTTCAGCTTCTACGGCTTCTTCATGCGTTTCAACTTCTTCTAGAATCGTGTGCAACCAAATTTCATCAGTTGATCCATATTTGCGAATCGCACGAGAAAACAAAGTCTTCCCATGACTACGTGCGAAAGCAACATGTCCTTGATTCCAACGATAAGACATGTGATGCTTGGTAATTCCAACATAACTTTTATTGTCAAGCTTGTTAGTGTGGCAGTAAACGACATACATGTTAGTATATATCCTATGAACATAGGATTGGTTGCTGTCTCGGGAAAACCTCTACACGCAGGACACGTGGGCCTAATACAGATCGCTGCCAGCGAGAACGACATTGTGAAGCTTTTCGTTTCAACCAGCGACCGGAAGCGACCAGGTGAGCTTCCCATACTTGGAAGCGACATGCTGCGCATCTGGAAAGAGCACCTCGAAGCAATCATGCCAGAGAACGTTGAGATAACGTACGGCGGATCACCCATCGCAAACATCTGGAAAGTCTTGGGCGAAGCTAACGAGTCTGGTAACATGGACGACACTTTCACAGTGTATGCAGACCCTGACGACCTTGCCACGAACTTCCCAGAAAAATCACTTAATAAGTACGCTGGAAACCTTTGGAACAATAAGAAGATTATTCTAAAGCCCATCCAGAGGACACAGACGGTGGATGTAAGCGGTACCAAGATGCGTAGCTACTTGGCCGCAGGCGACAAGGCTTCTTTCGTCAAGAACTTGCCTCCCGGCGTCGATGGTGAAGCCATCTGGAACATCCTCAGCAAGCAGACCACCGAGGCGCTGCTGAAGAGCTGGATAAGCTTGCTGATCGGCTTACGTAAGGGTCCCCAAGGTAGCGCAAGCGAGAAGCGCGGCAAGCCTTGAGACACGATCTCAAACTTGAACGCTTTCCTGAACATGGACCGCGGTACCATGAGGAACCCGTTGCGGTTCACGATGAAGACGCCGTCAACGTGCTCGAAGACGTTGTCAATGTTGATGGAGTTGAACCACTCGTTGAAGAACTCGCTTGGATCATCGAACGCAGCATCTTTCAACGTTGAGAACAGAAGCTCAAACTTCTCGAAGCCAGTGAGGACGCTCTTGTCCCCCGTAGCGCGCTCAACGCGCTTTGCAACGTCGATGAACGTTGGCTTGTCAACCTTGACTTCTTTGTCGTTCAAGGATATCCTTGTGTCGACTGGCGCTGTGCCATGATCGTGATCGATACCACTGTGATCGTGCTTGAACTTTTGTATCGACTTCAGGATTCCTCTGAACGCAATGAACCTATCGCGGCCGATCTCGCCTTTCTCAACGATCATCTCGTAATCGTCTTCAACGAAGACTTTCACGAAAGAGATCATGTTAGCTTCTGATTCTGACAAGTCGCCTTTCTCAAAGAAGCCTGGCCTGCGAGCAAGAGCAACAAAGTTCTTGATCTGCGTCATGATCGAGATGAGGCGCTTTCGTGGTTTGGCAAAAGCAGCTCTTCCCTCTGTACCTGGACGAATCATTGAACCAGCACCGTCCAAAGCTTTCACTTCCCACGAGCGTCCGTCAACAGTGACGATATCGTAAGGAACTTTTCCACCTTGCATCTGACCGCCGAGGATGAACTCGAGCCATTCTTCGCCCGGACCCATCGTGCGACCAACCTCGTCACCAGAGGATCCAGCTCCGGCTTTCGCTGAACCAAACGACTTACCAGACTTCTTCACTTCTTTCGGCCACGTGTACCACTTCAATGGCATCACGTCGTCGATCGACATGTAAACCTTCTTCTTCGGCGGTGGGAGCTGCTTGTCGAAAGATTTCTCTGCCTTTGGTGCTTTTGAACGAACGTAACCACGAAGCTCAGCGTTGTACTCTGAGTACTCTTGCTCGGCTTTCTTAAGAGCATCTTCAAGCGTCTTTCGTTGCTTCGCAGCTAGCTTTGGATCGTAGGTGTACTGTGGGTTGTCCTTCAACCTCTTCTTCGCCGTGTCTGGCGTTACGCCCATCTCTTTAGCTTTGGCGAACAGAGCTTCTTTCTTCTTTTGGTTATCATCCCACGCAACAAGATCAGCTTGTGCAGCCTCGTAACGTTCTTTTGCTGCGACTTCCTGAGCATCGTACTCAGAACCAACTTTAAACTCAGATTCATTGATGAACTTTTTGATCAATGATCGTAGTTGCTGTTCAACAACTACTGCATTCAGTCTCGCTCTTAGGTTCATCATGTTTTCTTAAATATTTAGAGACCCACAACAGATTTCACGTAATTGAGCATAACATTTACGTTATCACCAAACATCTCAGGACGTTGAGCAGCTTGTTCTTTTACTTCAACTACAAATGCAGACAAGATCTTGTCTGCAATCGCTCGAAGCTTCGATCTTCTCAGAACTTCGACCAAGTCTTCAAATTTTGCAATGTCTGATGACTTGAAACCCTTGCCAAACATCATAGTAGTTATAGTATCCGGATCGTCAGACACAAATTCTCTTGAAAGTGTTTTCCAATCCTTGAGTGGTTTCTTGGGATCTTTTCCCCTCTTGGTCTGGACGACTTTGTACAAACCCTTGTCGAAGTCAACAACGTAACGTGTACGATCTAGATCATCTTGCGTTGCATCTCTAAACTCTAGCGTTGAAGCAAACCTGTTGATAACGTTCAAAAGGATGTTTCTCACCACGCCCTTGACGCCAGAATAATCTTTGTGTCCTTTCGTTGGCGATGTTCCAAATCTCGACCATGTAAGATAACTAACGTTGCCAATCATCACGTCAACTTGAACGTTGACGCCCGAAGACGTGCCGGACAACGGATAGCTGATAGAAACAATGTTTGATCCAACCTTATCAACAGACTCAGCACCAAACATGTCAGATGCATAGCTGAACAGCTCTTCTCTAGTGCCGTCAAACTCTACAGCAACATCAATATCACCCATGATTGGTTTCTTTCCAGTTGAACCAACGGGTGCTACGTTCTTGCAACCCATATCCTGAAGATCTTGGACGAGAGTTGGCCATAGGGCTTTGAAATCTTCGACGGAGATCGGGCGAACGCTATCGAAAGCGTGACCTCCTTCAACTATGAATCGTGATTCGCCCAAGTCCATCTTGGGTATACCTTTGCGCCCGTACTTAAAGAGAGATAGGATCTGATGAACGGGAGCAAATGCACCAGTGAACTTATATGCATTTCCTTTGTAAAAGAAGACAATGCCTTCCATTGCAGCGTTGATATTATCAACTGAACCAAGGCGGCTCATCTCTTTCTGCAATATCTCCATCGCAGCGACGTTACCAGAAGCCTTGATCGCAGAAATTGCTTTGTTAACTTGTGCTTTGATCCTGCTAACTTCTTCATCAGACTTTGCTATCAACGTAGATGAAACGCCGTTTAGAACACCGATCGCAAACTCATTGATCGCTGACTCGATGGGAAGCATCATGTTCTTCACCATCACTTCAGATGCTTTCACAAATTCAACAGCGGCTGCAGCATCACTTGGCGTCTTTGACATCTTCTTCAGCTGAGGAATTCCAGGAGCGCCTGGTGCTTCAATAGCTCGCTCGATGCATGCTGCTTTCAGTTCTGGCGACATCTTGTAGTTTGAAATTTCATCGCGCAAGAGCGACCTAAGGTAGTCATAGATTGTTGCGTTATCATCAACACCTGCTACGGCTTGAGCAGCTTCGATCTTTTCAATAGCAGACCTTGCGATAGTACCATCTGACAGCTGCTTCAAGTTAAGCAACGAAGGACCACGAATTCGCCAATCTTTCATGCTCAGAGCTCGTTGCATCTGCTCAATCTTTGACGTAAGCAACGTTATGCCAGAATCATCATCATCTTGCGAAATACTACCATCACTATCAACTTTAAAGATTGGCCAACCATGAAAAACTATGTTGTTTGTATCGTAGTTGATCGTATTTGGATCCGGTGCGTATATGATCTCAATAGAGTACCATCGATTACCGCGAGGCCCAAAAATTTTCTTTCGTGCCGGGGGTGGTAGAGCGGACAGTGAATCATTTAGAACTTTGAATGCTGAGTTGAACGCAAGCTCAACATTTCCTCTACCGAAGAATTTCTTAGCAAGAGCGCTTGCATCCATACCACCAGTCTTGATGTCAGAGCCGTTCCTGGCCGTCTTCAACTGTTCAGAGTTTACATCGTAAGTAAAGACAAGGTTCATGCCGTCAAGCTTTTCAGACACCTTTTCAAGCTTTCCTTCAGCCGCGCTTGTGATAACGTCTTTGATTTCACCAAACGTAAGCTCAAGATTTTCAGCGAGATGTTGCAGATGCCCGACGGCACCACCGCATAGCAAAAGTTCTTTTTTTCTCGATTGATCAAATTTCATAACCTTGTTCAATCTTTTTCATACACAGTTCAGGATTATCCGCCCACTCAACATCTGTGATACGAATCAATCGTTTTTGATTAGCAACAAACCATACATTTTGCTCTTGATCGATCAACCATTTTCTGTATATTGCTTTATCACGTTTCGATGATGATTCTTGAATTTCTTCAATAGGTCTATCTAGACCGTGCCAATACACACCATCAAATTGAACATAAGTTTGAATTTCTGGTATGAAAAAATCTATGTTCCACATATGTTCTGACTTGGTTTCAGAAGAGTGAAACCAAACAAAGCGTCTAGTATTTGGATATTTCTTCCGAAGAAGAAGAAACAGTTCATTTTCGCCCTTAGACGACATTACGCCATCATTCATAACAGTTGTAAGCTGTTTAACAACACGTTTATTTTTTTCCTCTTGTGGCATCGTCGACCACATTATCTTGATTGAATCACTCAATGCCTTTCGATATGCTTGAGTTTTGCGCAATTCATTCAAACGTTCTTCATACATCGGTCTAAGTCGAGTCAGACATTCTTTATTAAGAAGTCGATGACTATCACTTTCACTTGAATTCCAATGAGCCTGAGTAACGTTACGCATTATTTGTCTATATGAATCACTAGCCATCATTTTTCTATAGGTTCCATTTGGGTCTTTCCAAAGTGCAGAAATTTTAGCGCCTGCTTTTGGATTTGACTTACCAGAAAAATGATTTCTCAATCGTTGTTTAACTTCATCACTATGTGATTTTCCGAAAAATGGATTATTCTCTGCTTTCATTATGATGCTTTCATCTTGAAGCGGAGCTGTAGGAAAACGTTCTCTATATTGAGCTACTGTTATGTCATGCCGTAGTAGGTGATTTCTTGTGATCTGCTTCAGTTCTTTATCACATATTATGCATTTTATCATGTTGATATGTATAGCAGCTCTGTTGCAGATGCCCGACGGCACCACCTTCATTGACGTAATTCTTTTTCGACGCTCTTAGCATTTTGAAGCTTCTCAGCCTTTCTCTTTGCAGACGCTAGCTCTCCACGAAGACGTTGCACAAGTCGAGCGTAGTTGGCTCGAGCTTCTGAACCTTTCTTCTGACGATCGCGCCACTTGATGAGGTCTTCGATCCTGGCTTCAAGATCTCTGATGTGCTTCTTTGACCCGTGCGGCACTCTTGAGCCGTCAGAAACATCAGCCTCTCTAACCTTGCTCTCAACAACGAGCTTGATGTATTCTTTAAGATCGTCATCCATCCTTCATCTCTTTCTCGGCTTTGTCAAGCGCTGTCGATACCGCGCCCCAGATGAACATCCTCATGTGATCGTCAGTGACAGTTTCTGACTTGTCGATCTGAAACTGGTAACGAATTCTGTCAAGTAGCTCTTGGGTGATCTTGATCTCGAGCGTGCCGCCCTTGGGAAGCGTGATCGATCGCGTTTCGATAAAGTTTTCGTTGTTTTCCATGACACCCTCATACTACAACGCGATCGCAGTAATTTATAACTTCTTCTTCGGCGTGATGGGTGTAGGACCTGACGTATTTTCAGCACCAGAGTCTTTGTTGACCTTGGGTGTCTGGGATACGATGACGTTGGGCTTGATGTGCTTCGTCTTCGGACCCTTCTCCATCTTCACGTCTGACGGCTTGTCGCCTGGATCTGCTGCATCTTGTGCTGCGACCTCGCCAGTTACGATCTGCGCGATTCCTTTCAAGAACGCTAGAAGTGCTGTTTTCTCCGCAGATGACAACGAGTTGATGTACTGCTCCATCGCAGACGCAACTTTCTCATCTCTAAATGAGTGACCCGATCTTATGGTGTTGAGCTTCTCAATGACGTCGGTGTGATCGATGTCACCACTCTCCATCTCGCTCTTCTCGTCTTCAGCCGTCTTTGAACCGTGACTCTTTTCATCTTGTGAATCTGCTGGCGGAGATGGTGCCGGATCTGGAGCGTTCGAAGCCATGGCGTCTTGCTTCTCTTTCTCCTGAAGTGACTTCTGGTACAGTCCCGCCTTGACGCTCTCGCTGATGACAGTGTCCAAGAGCTTACCAAGGCTACGTCCTGTAGTTATCTTGACGTTATTTTTCATGTAAACCACCGAACCTGGTTCTGTTCAACGGACGCTCTTGGTGACGACGAGCTCTTTCTCTCTGAGGAGAATCGACCACTTTTTTCCTTGGACTAACTCGCGATTCTTTCAGAACGATAGAGTCCATGAACTTGTCAAACGTGTAACCTTCGTTGACATCATCGTGCAGGAGCTTTCCAGTTCCATCGCACTTCTCGCAGTCGCCGCCAGCACCATCGCAATCAGTGCAATCTTCTTCGATCTTCTCCATAGCTCATCCTCGCATGTAAATAGGTAACTCTCCTTGCAACTTAACGAGCAAGGTGCACATTCGGCGCGTGTAATCTATCGCTTCTATCCTGACAGCCGATATCGTCAGCGGACCTTCGATGCTCATCCCGCCGTTCTCATCACCGGAGATCTCTAGGCTTGCGATCTTGTACAACGTGAAGTTCTTTAGCGTTGTGAAACCGTCTTCTAGCAAAGTTGAAACTTCAACTTCAATGTGTTCATCCAGAAGGATGCTGCTCAACGTTCCAACGATAGATTTCTCTTCGTCATCTTTCACGTTGATGCGACATATGATGTACGCTGGAGGGTCTACTGTGACACCTTCAATGACTGCATCATTGAGCACGTCAGACATCAGAACACGCGACGTGTCTGCTCGAATTGTCATCTCTTTGTCTCTCATGGAGACAAATTTACATCACGAGATGGGCGTAGTAACGATATCTTTGTACGCAGTATCGGCGTAGGATGCGTACTCTTTGTCAAGCTCTGTCACTTGATCTATGTCGTGCGTTATGAGACGAACATTGACAGAATCACCTACTACGGTGATGTTAGCATTGTGACCCACTTCTTCTTCGTACTCAAGCAACGCGTAGAGGAACGGGTTGCGATCTTCTTTCCTCTTGAACGTGTATGTCTTCGTGATCGATCCATCATCGCACTTCTCCCAGCGATTCATCGCAACGAGAGGTGCATCAGGTTCACGAGCAGAGATAGGAAGCTTGCCGAACGTCATGGGACGATCAGCCATTTTCATGAACTGCTCGTGAAGCTTTTGTAGCTGTTTCATATGATGTTAAACAAATCCGGATTAAGTCGACCATTTTTCAAAATATTCATACTCTGTAGTTCAGATCTTGACCAAATTACAGAATTGGGATAATTCATGTGAAACCAATCCCATTTTTGTTTTGCTGATGGCGTCCACATACCTTTTATTTCAACATACGTGTCTGTATACGGACCATCTTTTATGTAAAGATCAATGATGTACATTGATCTAGATCTTTTTGAAGTTGTCAAAATTTGTGTTTCAAACGCAATTTGCCAATCAAAATCATAACGGCATTTATTAAGCCAAAGCAACGTTGCATATTCATAACCAGACTGGGATAGCAACCGCTCATTCGTTTTCCAATGAAATATAACGGGTTGATTTTGAATTGTAGAAATAGCTTTTTTCCGTATCTGTGTAGATTGCATAGGACTGTCAACACCATACCTTCTACGATTAGTAAGTCTAGCTTTTTCTTGCACAACTTTACTTTGAAAAGGATTGCTGACTCCGTAGCGTTCCTGACATGTTTGTTTAACACGTTCTTTTACAAGATTTGTACGTTGTGGAAATTCTGTCCCATATTTCTGCAAAGAAGTGCTTTTACTAGTTTCTTTTACAGATTCTGCTTGAAATGGATTATCAACACCATATTTTTCTTGAAAATTCTTATTCTTTTTCAAAAACAAAACACCACCTGATTTTTGTGCCAAATTAGCGCAGTGCAAACTACAAAAATGTTCAGATTTTTTTGCTTGTGATGGAAATTTTTCAACTATTTCACCACAAGTATCACACTTAACAACACAAACAATCTTAAATTGTCGTCCATACTTTTTAGGGTTTGGAATTATTCGTGATGACTCAATTAGCATGTTAATTAACTACAAAATTACAAATCCACCAACAATTGCAGACTCAGTAAAACTAGAACCGTGCGTATAAATACGTCTATTTCTATCGATACAACAACTACCACCTTTGTACTTCAGATCGCGCTCGGTACCAACTCTGTTTGACACAATGACATTTGCTCTTGTGTCTTCAACAAGCTCAACCCAGGCTGAATCTGGGTACCCATAGGCACCGCCCCAGTTCGTCAGAAGAGCAATCATGTCGACAGAGCCTTTGCTGTAAAATTTCTGCCCAGGCTTGTAAAAAGCGTACGATTCTCTGTAGTGATTCATTGCATCCCTGCAAACTAGCGCTCCCAGCCGACCGACTGGCGTCACGACTAGTGCATGAAGGGCTTCTGAGGGCTGCGCCCAAATGTTGTCATTACCCCATAGGTTGCTTTTCTGCGAATTCCCTGCGAGGCCCGAGGGACCCACGATGGCCGCTGAGTTGTACAGCTTACCTTCATAGAGCTCCGGGTAGCCAAAGACAATGTAGCAGTTGTAACGATTGGCAATTGGGATGAACGCTTCTGTCTGATACCCATCACGTTCCTGAGCACACTCCATTGCTTCACGAGGAGATCGCAACGCAAACCCAGAAGTGCAAAGCTCAGGCAGAACGATGACACGGGCACCTTTCGCCGCGGCTTCGAAAGCTAGTTCAGTAGCAACAGCCAGATTCTTCTGGACGTTGAGCAGCTCTGGGTTGAACTGCGCCGCGGCAACTATTGCTACGTCGTTCATTGATTCTCTTTCTTGCAGTTAACACTAGCGGAAACGTAGAGTCGCAATCTGCGCAGTAAATTTCGTCAGCTTCTGCTTGGTGGGTGTTCGCGCCGCCGCAAGTTGGGCAAGGTGCATCACCCGTGTGATGATACTCTTGCTCTTCTGCAGATGGCTCAAGACCCTCAAGGCTCTGCATGATGTCAGGGAAAACATCGTACATGTACTCTAGGGCTTCTGGGCTGAATTCACGATCACCAAAAGCATCGTTAAGCGCAGACTCCAACGAAACTGGGTCTGTGATAGATGATGCACCAGAAGAAACGAGCTGTTCAACTTCGCTCCTAGAGACTAGATCTTCATCAACGGGTGAGCCCATCGTCTCAAGAACGATCGTCAGCGGACCCTTCTTGATTGTGCGAGTCCGGGAGCGAGATTCACCAACTGGTTCCCAAACTTGGGTGTGATCGCCCGTTGGCTTCTTAACCTTCAGCTTGCCATCTTCAGGCGAGACAATGCCAGACTCTCCTGGCTTGAACTCTGATGCACCCATCTTGCCAAAGACTTTGCCCTTGTAACGTGTGACAACAGAAGCACCGTTGTACTTCTGGCCGCCCTTGTAAACCTTGTACGAATCCTTGCTGGCTTTTGGCTCTCTTGGTGCCTTTGGAGCTGCTGGCTCACTTGTTGACTCTGCACCCGACTCTTCTGGTGCAGCACTCGTTGGTGCAGTTGGATTGTACAGCTTCTCACCACCACGTGCACGCCTGATCGATTTGTCAAGAAATTCGCGGAAACCATCTAGATCTCTGACGATGTCTGGATGTGCTTTCATGAGAGCAACGTCAGAAGCCGATAGCTCACCCGAACGGCTCAGCATCTTGATGTAGTCGTTCATGCTCGACAAGACAATGATCTCAAGATCCTCTGGCGACTTGTCTTGCATGTCAGCAACCCACTGTGCTTTCAGCATTGCCTTGTCAACAGCTTGCTTCGCGCCGGCAACTGAAAAACCAAGATCCTTAGCGATATCTTGGAACGATGCACCAGAAACGTCTGACACGGTGTTGAACTTTGCTCTCTCTGGCACGTCAGACGTCGTGTCTTCCAGCGGATCCTCAACTGGATTCTTCATGATCTTCTTCAGATCTTTCTTCGACTTGTCAAACTTTGACATGTACTCGCTGCCATGAACGCCAGCTGGGATCTTTGTGACAGGCGGAAGCGGTCCAACGACCGGTCCGAAATTCTTTGGTTTCTTGTCAAATGGCGCTTCAGAAACAATGTTAAGTTCTTGCAGCTGCTTGCGAACAGCTAGCCTGATGAGTGATTCAGCTGCTGTGTCTTTTGTAGCGCTCTTTGTGCCCGTCGTCTTCTTGTTTTTCATCGTATCTTCCTTTTCGTCGGGCACGTCAAGGGCCCCCACTAGCTTTTCATACACGTCAGAAACTTTTTCGTCTGGCAGATCGTCGCTTAGGGCCTTCACAGCAACTTGAAATTCAGCTTTGTTGTTTGGCTTGTAGTTCGGATTGCTAGGATCAGTAAGTATTGCTGACTGATCAACAACTGGGTTGACATCAACAGGATCATCCACCTCTTCAAGGCAAACTTGCCCGAACTTCTTGTTATCAAGAAGCTCTGATACAAGCTCGCGCAATGCTGTCCTGGTGACAGTGATCTTTTGTGCCATAATTCGCCCTTGGGAGCTTCTGCTTGCGAGATGTTAGGATTGCCAAGCTTCGCGTCCGTCCACTTCCTACCGAAGTAAAGAGCAAGGATCGGAGAGAAGTAGCTGGCGCATGCAGCAACATCGAATGGACGGACATGAATGGGACCAAGCGTCTCAAACATGGAGAGCACGTAAGCCAACGTTGTAACCCAAAACGATACGAAGACAAGAGTGACAGTGACGCTTCCGTAACCACGACTGTCACGAATCCAAATTCTTGATGGCGAGACTTCACTAGGATCATTAGATGGTGGCAAATTTTCATTTGCTGTATTGTCAGACATGTTCAACCTCATTATTTTCAGATATTTCTTGTCGATGTTTTTTCCACCACAATTTCATTGTTTCGCTATGTGATTTCCGAAAATCAACATTTTCCCAACGTTCGCAAGCTGATTTTCGTCTCTGCTCAGCTAGTTCTGATTTTTCATATGATCGTTTAACGCCGGCACTAATTCGCTTTCGAACATTTTCATCTTGACGTGATTTTTTAGACGCCTCCGTCAAATGAAGCAAGTGTTCAGATGAAACACGTCGACCACTCAATTTTCTAGAAATACGTTCGCGAACTTCAGGAGTTCGTGAAGCTTTGCTTGAAGCACTCAATTTTTGACGCGTTTGTTTTGAAACAACACGGTTACTTGCAACATCAGAAAGATGTTGACGAACACCTGGTTTGTTCATACCAATACGGGTACGTTCAGAAATAATTTTGCGAATTTCGCTACTCGGATTTGAAATTCCTTCGCCCCCAATCGTTTTGTTACATCTGATGTCATCTAGCGACAAACGAAACGAAGGATTGAATGTATCAAGTTCTTTTATCAGATAAATTTCATAATCAAAAGCTTGATTTTCGTCCAGTGTTTCAAAAACAATTTCTCTTCTCAATCCCAAATGATGAGAAACAAATTTGTGATGCTTGTTACGACGTTTGTTTTTAACACGAGAAGAATTTCCTTTTCCAACATAAAACGCGCGAGGTTCAATTTCAGTTGTGTAATCGACATACACATACCACTTAGACTGAACCTCAGTTGGATCAGCGGCTTTCTTCTCTTCTTCCATGTCGACAACCTCTGGTCCTAAATAGGCTGTACAGATCATTTGGTCGCATGCGATAGAGCAAAAACGGTGAGCACGGTGAAAACGGCGCCGCCAGCAAAACCACCAGCAGCCCACAGCATGGGATTGCTAGAGCTAGATGATTGCTTTCGAATCTCTTCGTTTAGCGCAGCAATCTCTTTTTCTTTTGCAACGATTGATGCACTTAGGATCTTCTTCTCAGCGTCAGTCGTCGCTTGAAGTTCTACGAGCTTGAACTGCGACTGTGCGGCAGCTTCAGCTTTCGCCTTGTCAACTTCGATCTTCACTTGATCTTTGGAAGAATTTAGCTGCACGATGATGCTTGCAACAGCTTTTGGCGATAGCAAAACACCGGTGTAAGGTGCTGGCTCACCCTTTTTCATAGGAGTCGTCACAGCACCAGGATCTGGTTCAGCAGATGGAACTGCTGGCACAGTCAACCCTTCGCATCGACCAGGGATTGCTGAAAAGAAGAACGTCAGAAACGTTACTAGCGTGATGAACTTTTTCACTTACCACCCGTGGGGATGACAACTGTGAAACCTGCCGCTTCCGACAGTTGCTTTGAAAGCTCGGTCGGATCATCGCTCCACTTTTTCACGATGTTCTCGATCTCCTTACGCTTCTTCTCGTCAAGGTCTCTCTTAGCAGCTTCGTACTGCTGCTGGATTGACATCAACGTTTCATTGAGCTTACGCTCGTTCTCGATGTGAGCTTTTCGCTCTTCTTCACGTGCCTCATTGATCTTCTTAATCTCTTCCTCGTGCGCCTTCTTGATATCTGACAGCTGGTCAGAAAAAGAAGATTTTTGCTTCGTAAAGATGAAGAAACCAGCGACAGCAATGAGAAATCCAACGGCAAGTTGCCAGTAAGCTTTGACGAATGCCCAAAATTTTGCCATCGTAAGTTCGGCTTGTTCGGGACTTCTTTTGTCTTTGTTGCGGGAGCATATTCAGCTGGTTTTCCCTTCAACAGTTCGATGATCTTCTTCTGCGTTGCTTCAATCTCAGCAATGCGCTCATTGTGAACCTTGTAGGCTTTAGCAAGAGAGACAATCGACTTAGCGACTGAACTAACGTTGATAGACAGAGCTAGGATGTCAGACTTGGTCTCAGTCAACATCCCAGATGCTGACATCAAGTACTCAAATGCATCAATCGCTTTCGCCAGCAGCTTCTCTTCGAGCGATTTCTTCAAGTTTTTCACGTCTTTCATTTTCCTCTATTAGAGTATACATCGCTTCAGCGTCAAGTTCATGCAATTTTTTGCCGTAATCTCTCTTGGGCTTTGGAGCATCATCGAGAGCTGCACGTATTTTCTTCGTCACTAGACCTTTCAAGACGTTGTAACCCGGCCCAGCGTCATCAATAACTTGCCTAGCGAACTCATCAAATAGTTCTTGAAGAGAAACACCATGATGGAAAGATTTAACGCGTAGTTCAGCATGCACCTCTTTGTCAAGGTTGATGTGCAAGCTTTTCTTTGTGACAAGCGCGTCAGATTTCATGAACTAAGACTGCTCCTCCTCCGCCGACGCCTCCATCACCTGCTCGATCAGCTGGCGGTGCAGTGAATTCATCTTCCATTTCATCCCTTGACTTACCGATCTCCATGCCATGCTCGTTGCGAAGCTGCTCTTTGAATGAATCAGCAACTGACTCATCGTAATTCTTCGACAAGAAGTTTGACGCCCTACGCAAGATCGTATTTCTAACTTCTAGCAAGGAGTCGTAGTTGTCTATCAACCTGACAACGCCGTTGACAAAAGAGCCCACGTCGATGTCTTCAACAGTAAGCTTCTTTGGTTCATCGCTAGAATCATCACCCTTGTCGTCATCTTCACCAGCTTCAACGATTCGACGCACAGTCATTCGCCAATCGCGACCTTCGGTCTTTGCGGACTTTGCTTCTTTCTCATAGTCATTCAAGTAACGATCGACCTGAGAGTCTAGTGAATCTTCTCCCGGCTCTTCTGCTGGTGGCGCCGGCGCTTCGCCTTCTTCTCTGAGAATCTCTTCCCTTAGAACACGCCGAAGATCACCCAAGCGAACCTTAAAAGTCTTCATGACTTCACCGCCACGCCGATTGCTTCAGCTCTCTTAAAACGATCTTCGCAAACTTCCCAATTGATCTCTCTCATCTGAGCGATCAAGTAGCTCTTCTTGTCGGTCAAGTAGTCTCTAGCGTATGCATGCTCCCACATGTCGACAACGATCACTGGGTAGAAGCCTAGTGGGATATCTCCACTGTGGTGGCTGATTGGAACGTTGATGTACTTCTTCAAGAAAGTGTGATATCCGCAAACAGCCCATCCATTTCCAGCAGCCATGGCACATGCGATGAAGTCACGTTGCCAATCTTCGAACGTTCCGAAGTCTCTCTGCAGCTTGATGTAAGCGATTGAATCCATCACGATCTCAGAATGAGGATCGTAGCAGTTCGCAAAGTACAGCTCGTGAAGCCACACAGCATTGAGGTTGTACGCTTCATCAAGCTTCAATGACCTGAAGTCACTGTGCTTTGAATTTGAAGCGCCCCTGTCAGCAGTGTCAAGCTGCGCTGAAACATTGTTCAACGTATCAACGTACTCACGGTAAAGAGTTGTGTGCGCTTCTTTTGTCTTCTGCGAAACCATCTCGGAGACTTGCTTGAACGGCTTCGGTTCTGCAACGTAAGACTCGTTGATCTTTCCAACTTCTTTCACAGCAGCCGAGCGCGATAGCGCATCTCTGATCGTCTTATCAAGGTCTAGACCTTCTAGTATGTTCTTTTTGCTCATGATCTTTTCCTTGTAAGCTTAGCTCGTAATTCTTTTCAAGTTCTTCTGCATCAATCAGGAATTTTTCACCCTCTGGCGTCCTGAGTATGCAATCGTTAGGACCGACTGAATCCACTGTGTAGCGAATTCCACTGTTCTTGTGAAGAACTTTCAGCTCTGGAGCGATGATCATCTTCTCTTCTCCTTTGCCGATCTTTGCAGTCATCGCAACGTCGACGGTCTCCGTTAGAGACGCAACACGTGAGTCCCACTCTTCACGGAAGACTTCTATGATGTCCTTATCAGTAAGTGCTCTCATGTTCTCGATGTAAGTATTGTGTCCGATGTTCTCATGACTTCAATACCAACTGATTGCAGCAAGACAAGACCTGACGAATCCCTGTACTGGATGTCATACACGACCCTAGAGATTCCAGCGTTGATGATCATCTTGGCACACATCCGACACGGTGAATGAGTCACGTACATGTGCTTCTTCTTCGGAAAGTTATAATCGAGCTTGATTATAGCGTTAGCCTCAGCATGCAAGAAACCGCTAAGACCAGGTTCGCTCGATTCTTTCTCGTGAGGTCCACCCTTGTAGTTCCCGTTGTACCCAATCGAGAGCATCTGCGTGTTATCGTCAGAAACGACGATCGCTCCCACTTTGAGAGCATCGTCGTACGATCTAAGAGAGATCGTCTTTGCTACTGACATCCACGTTTCAGGCCACGGAACAGCGTTGTTGGTCATGTTAGCACTATGAAAGGATGACATCGCAAGCAACGCGGCTCGTATAGCTCGTGCCCGCCAACTTCAAGCAACGTTTCATCTTCGCTCTTCTTGTACGTAAAATGAGCATCTTGCGAGCAGATCGTGCACACTGCTGAGCACTTCTCTATTGACGTTGCCCAAGGCAACATCTTTGTCACTTCATCGAACGGTTTGCCGTTGAATGCAGTGTCAAGCGTTGACACTATGATGTTGTATCCGTTCCTGTACAAGAACGTCAAAGCATCAGCAACGCCGTTGATCATGAAAGCTTCATCTACTGCGATGATGCTAATGTCGTTGTTCTGCTCTTCAAGAACTTTCGCAAGGATACCTTCTGCGTTATTGACAGTGACTGCATCGTGACGCCAACCGCCGTGCGTCACGATCTGAGACGTAGAGTAGCGATCATCTATCGCAGGCTTGAAAACTAGAGCGTTTCTCTTCTGGTACTTGCAACGCTCAAGCTCCATCAACAATCGAGATGATTTTGATGACCACATGGGTCCGACGTACATCACGAATGTTGGATTAGCTTGCTTGCTCATGATCGCTACTCTAACCGGTCTAGAGCGCTAGTAATCCGACAACGACAAGCGTGTCGAACGGAGGAGCGCACCCGGCATTCTCTTCTGCGGCAGCCTTGAGAGAATCCAGAACTCTCTTCTTCGCCGGCCCCACGCCCTTCGAAGCCTTCAATGCACCCAACGCTGCAGGGGATCCAGAGCCAACAGAAGCGTAACCACGAGCACTCTCAACGAGCTGGAAGTTTCCCTCGAGCTCGTGCAGCTCACCCCTGTATGCAATGAGTAGCGCACCGTGGAAGTAGTGCTGACCACGATGCTCCTCAGTACAATCAAACTTCTTCAAACCTTCGCGGATCGCAGGTACCCACTTGCTGACAAGATAGTCCTTCGCAGAACCGCTCTCGTGCGGCGGGAATTCGATGCCATGCTTGATAGCATCCATGACCTTAGGCAACCCGCAAACACCAACGCCGATGCCGTTCTTCAAGAAGATCTTCGGATGCTTCAAGAGAACCCTGTCTAGACCGCCACCAGTTGCTGCACGATCACCACCGAGCCAAACGTTCTTTCCCTCAACGACGCCAACAATAACAGTCATTTTCCATTCTCCTTTTCTTCTTTGTAGTTCACTTCAGTCTGCCAGGCTACTTTTATGAGCTCAACCACTTGATCAATGCTCAACCCGAGCATCTCACCGAGCTCAACGACGCTTCTTACTGCTACCTCGAACATCTTCTCAATCGATGGTAGCTGATCTCCTTTTTGCTTTGCCATGCTATTCAACCAAGTGCCAATGCTTTTGGTATACGTGCAAAGAACCAGCATGCCAAATCATGGGACCAACTTTGACGCCCAGATCGTGAGCAAGCTGCTTGTGAACGTAGTCTTGCCAGACGCGGTCGTTGCGATATCCATACAAGACATCGTTCGACCTCATGCGAACGTCAGCAACCAGCTCTCCATTTCTGACGAAGTACTGGACTGAATCAGTACAGATGAAGTCGCTCATCCCGCTACGGTTGTAATCTTTCCAGATCGAAGGACGCGTGTACACCATCTCTGCGCGGCGGCTTTCTGGAGCTCGACGAAGTTCAGCTAGAACGTTGCTGTACTGATCGTGATTCTCAGGGCTCCAGATAAGATAACCATAGTTCGAGTTGATCTCACCGTTAGGTGTAGCGCATGCAACCCAAGCAGCAGGTGCACCGCCAGGGATATCATGAACGTTAAGAGACATAGACTTGTACCACTCGATCTCCCTAGCTGCGTAGTCCCTGTTCACGGTCCCAAAGATAGCTTCTTCATCCGCAATGAACGTTGCACCTATGACCTCAATCATCTTGCAACCTGTTTTGTCGGTCACGTGCTCGCCGGATGCTTTTAGCTCACGGAACCAACTCCGAACATCGCTGACTCTATGCTCAATTCGTATCATTCGTCTTCATCTCCAGGTCCAGCACCTTGTCTTCTAGCGTTTGAATTCTCACCTTCATCTCATTGTGTGCCCTAATGTCAACGATCGACAGAACGATCGTGAACAGCAACAGCACCCATAGCATGAAGTGGACGTGATGATCTGATTTCATCAGACGTTAAGCTTTAGGTTCTTTGCCCAGTCCCAATTGTTGTCGTACCAATCGCATGTGCGAGCGATACCTTCCCAAACAGGAACTTTTACGCTGTACGCAAGGTAAACTGATGCACCGCTGATGTTTGCTAGCGTTCGCTTCACATCACCTGCCCGTGTGGGCGCAACGTTGAGCTTGAACCCGCCGTAACGCTTCAGAAGGTAAAGAATGATGTCGTTGTTGGATACTTCAGTTCCACATGCTACGTTGAATCGATGCGCTTCAGCAGATGGAAGCTGCGCTGTTGCGGCCTTCATGCATGCATCAACAACGTTGTCAACGTAACACAAGTCTCTTGATTGAGAGCCGTCACCATCGAAGCGAAGCGGTTCACCCTTCTTGATAGCCGTCAACCACGCGGCGAGCGCAGTTGCGTACGGAGAACCACCCAGCGCGTTGGGTCCAAAGACGTTGAAGAACCTCAAGGAGACAGAATCTAGACCGTAGAACGTCTTGTACAACGTCAAGTAATCTTCGATGATAGATTTCTGAAGCGCGTACGGCGACTTGGGATTCTTCTCTTCGCTCTCATGCGTGGGTAGCTTAAGAGCGCCGCCGTACACTGAAGAAGATGAAGCAAAGACGAACCGTGTGATGTTTCCTCTGCATGCTTCCAGCAACTTCAGCGTCTTCGTGACGTTTGCATCGTTCGTTTCAAACGGATGCTCCACAGAGTACGAAACTCTTGGAACAGCAGCAAGATGGATGACAACGTCAAACTCTTTGTCCCTGATCTTCTGAAGAACTGCTTCATCAGAAAAATCACACTTAAATTCACGAATTTCTCGAAGAGTTGAATCGCTCAAAAATTCTGCGTGCCCATTAGAAAAATCATCAGCACCAGTAACTGTCCAACCAGCAGCTACGCATGCTGCTGTCAAATTTGAACCAATGAACCCTGCGTAGCCAGTTATGAGGACTTTCATGTCTAGGTAAGACTATACCCACCTACAGGGCTAATGTACAGCGTGTTAGTCGACGTTGCAGAGCAAGTTCATCTTCCGCATTGCTTAAAGCGTCGTCACCTCGTAAGAGCACCGAGCTCTAACAGCATCACGGAGACGTTCACGAAGATCATTCATGTCGACGGTGTGAGTTCTCAGCTCGCTGAACTCATCGAGCAACTTGCTCAACACGTCTGGTGCATCAGAAAAGTCTGGCGAGCCCATGAAAGGGTGCCCTCCTGCATCTCGAGCCAGCTTAGAATATTCGAAATAATTGGTCAATGAGATACCGGTATATATTTCCCGCAATTATTCCCTTAACTTGGCTAATACGAAGATCGTATTTCTTGGCAAGATCTTTTTGAGTATACAATCCAGTTTGATAATCACTTCTAAGATCATTTACTGTCGCTCGTAGATGATCATTTCTTTTGATTCTAGCTGCGGCTATTTTTTGTTTAACTTCAACTCTTTGTTGAACTTCTTTTTGCTTTATGGAAGCTTTCAATCTAAATTCATCACTTCTGAAGATTTCTCGCAAGTTCTCGATTCGTTGTTTTGCTTTTTCTTCATCACTAGCCCAATTTTTCTTAAGTGATGAAGAAATACGCTGTTTGGTTTCTTCTGTTTGATGACCACGCAATTTTCTTACTTTGCTTTTCATCTTAAGTCTAAAACTAGGATCCTTCCACAATGCTTTAAATCGATCACTTATCAATTTTTTCTGGTGTGCTGTAATACCACGCACGCCCTCGCCACCAGAAGTAAGATTTAGCAACATTACGCCACTTTTCTTAAGAGACGAGATGGTTTCAATTTCGTGTGCGTATGAATCTTCTTCATTACTAGTGTGATAAACACACTTAAATTCAAACGCGTCTAGACCATAAGTTCGCATGTTCGCATACAAATGACTTCTACCCCTAAATTGACCCGTAGAACCAAAATAACGATGTATTCGCCAGCGACAAGCTAGATCATTAGTTTTTCCGACATAAACTTCTGACGTAATCGTATTTGTAATAGTGTATACAAAGAATCCCATGATCTAACTATAGTGGCACACATACTTTTACAATAGATCCATACGTTTCATCGAACTCAACGTTGTTTCTTCGTATGAACATCTTTGTTGAACGACTGTTTTCAGTCTTTCATGTGACTTTTTACAATCATCAGTGCCAACATAATCGATCAGATCGCTAGCTTTATCAACAATGTCAGAAAAATCAGGATTGCAATAAATTGGAAATGATGACAATTTAAGCAATCTTGCATATTCATTACAGTTCAATGTCAATGGAACACATCCCAATTCTGTGCATTCTCTAGCAGCCGTTCCGCCGTACGTGTCCTGATCGTACAACCCAACAGATATCTCAGCTCTGGAAGCGATGTACTTGAATTCATCCCTGTTAAGCGGGCCAGAGACAAGAGACATGTAGCCGTGACGGCCGCAGCGATCTTGCAAGCTAGAATTAGAGATTTTCTGGCTGGGATTTCCAGCTATGACAATAAAGTCTTGGCGACGATTGTGAAGCTTTGGCAAGATGTCAAACATGAACTTGCCGCAGTTCGTGTAGTCGCTAGACACCCCTGCTTCACCGATACGGTTCGGGACAAAGATGATCTTCTTGCCAGCTGATTGCAGCTTCTCGACCAGGTTGACATCAAACCTAAGATTGTCGAAATTGACCGGCGATGTGATCTCTTCTCGAGAGTACCCATCATCCCACGGTGAAGACTTTTCGAGGATCTTTTGGACAACTTCATCTCTGTAAAGCTTCCTGGCTTCAACTTCAAACTCTGCCAACGCAGATTCACACTGCCAGAAGTTCCAATCGGCTTTCATCGCTGCTTCGCATTGACCGAGCCACAGCGATGCTTCAGCTGGAAACTTTGGACATGATGGCACATCCACGAAGTGGGAATGTACGAAAAACTTGGGTTGGTATCCACCAACAACATGGAACATCGCCTTGAAAGCTCTTAGATGCATTGGATCGTTGATGTAGACTGCATCCCACTTGGGTGCTCGGCTCAACTTCTGCATCCCGAGATTTAGACCGACAGCTAGACCCGTCCAGTCAAAATCATAACGAGTCACAAGAGCATTTCCGATGATGTTGTGCTCAAAGAACGCTAGACGATTGTCGCCGTCTGCGCCGTAACGCTCCCAAAGATCTGGGTATACATCCCAAGGATCAGTTACAACTTGTCTCTTTCTGCCGTCATCACCAAGCTGTGGGATCATCACTGTGATGTGCAACTCTGGGTTCAGCTGAAGCATCACCCTTACGCGACCCATGACCATCTGAAAGCCCGAATCTGCTTCCAAGATGAAGTTTCCCTTCGTGTCATAATTTGACAACTGTGTCTCTATCAAAAGCCGTTTTTGTCCCATTATAATCAATGTCCTTTTCTGCCCGGATTGCTCTGCTTTCTGTACTCTTGGTGTTCTGCGTCGCAGTGAGCCTTGGCTTGATCGAACATCCGACCAACCATTGACTTCAACAGATTCTCACCATAATCAGAAGCAATCTCTTCTCTGATTTGATCAACAGTATGTTGAACGCATGCTTCACGATCGTACGAACCATCTAGTTCATCAAAAGTCCATGACGCTGGAGCCTTAATCCTTGTTGAAGCACGACCGGTCTTGAAGAATATGTGCCCATTTGTCCATCCTATCGACTCGGGAACGCACTCTTCGCGGCCATCGAGCATAGCATAATGCAGCTCGATCCAAATTTTGCTTCTGCTCATCTTTTCAACACCTTTATCTTTTCAATCGAAGCCTCTGAAAGCCTCCACTCAGGTTTCTTCCAGTAACGTTGATCGCAGATTGGTTTGCCGCCATCTTCAAGGAGCCACAGAGCGTACGTGTACTCGTAGAGCGTCAATGCAACGATGCCGTCAGTGTAAACTAGCGCATGTACCTCACCCAACGTGGCTCTAACCTCTGCCTCGTCAAAAGTTTCGAGCGTTAGATTTTGCTCTTCAACGTCAGACGAAATCATGGTAGCATAGTCTGACACGTGACCTATCTTCAGAGGTCCAATGTACTCAACGTTAACAGGGAACTTGTAATCTGGATGATCCCCATGCTCGTGTTCAAACATGTTCCCGTCAGCTTTGATGCAACCAACAGGCAGCTCGTTTGGGCAGTAAAACTTGCCTCCAGCTTCTATTGCGTTGGCTATGCCGCAATCCCAGCATCTATTCACGCACGTTGGAATTTCGATCGAACACCCTGGACATGGTTTAGTCTTCGTCGTCATCGCAATCCGGTGAAGCTGTGATCAAGTTTGGTATGCGACGTGGTGTTGTTAGATCATGAGCAGCAATTGAGTAAAATGCGCTGTTGACGTATTCATCGGCAGCTTGAACGTTGCCAGAAGATATCAGCCCATGAATGTTGATCAGATCAGTAGCCGTTGTCATCCTTTCAGAGCTCATCACCCTGATCGCAGCAATGTCTCGTCGTATGTCTCCGATGATGAAACCAATCACGAAGACGGGTACAACAGCTAGAACGTACGTTAGAACAGCTATGACAATGCTCATTGGGAAGCCTTTACGTAAACTCGAGTGTTCTTCCTGTAGAAAGAAGCGAACGCAAAGCGACCCTTCTTGTTGCGCCCTGGAACTCTCAAGTTGGAGAACTTTGATGTCAGAACGGGATCTACAACATATCCTCTCTTCAGCATCTTTCCCTCAACGACAGAGACTGGTTGGCAGTTCACGTGGTGACGTCCGAACTGCGGCAGCCAATCAGGTCCACCCGGGACGAATTCGCCCAAACGATTGATCTTTCCTTGGTTGGGATCGTAAGTGCCACGACCAGACGCAACGCCAAAGACAACGATGCGAGGATTGGGCAGCAGCATGCAGTCCAAAAAGTTGCCTTCATGAACGTTGCAAACGTGCTCCATCGCTTCAAGCGACATGACAACGTCACGTGGGCCAACATCAAGCGTGCTAGGCTTCACAGTTCCGATGTCTATCTTTCTGAAGTTTGATTGGTTGACTCTCAATGCTGTCATGTCAGCATAACCATCGCAGCACCAGATCGGGATGATGCCTTCAAGGGGTTCGAGCCAATCACCCTGGCCGCAGCCAAAATCGGCGATCGACGTGGCTTTCAAATCCTTCAAGACAAAGTCCTTCCATGCTGGAAGGCCGCGAGCGAAGTACTTCCTACCGTCGTCAAAAAATTCAGAATCGTAGTTTATGATCTTTGCCATTATAATCCCTTGATGAATGCAAGAACCTCTCGCATCTCACGCTCTAGATCTTCATCATCAACGTTAAGCTTCAGAAGCTTCGTCTTCGTCCATGATGCAAAAGTGAAGTACTCATCGTGAAGCTTTTGAAGAACCTCAGCGTTGATAGTTGGATCCAAGTCATCTTCAATGCCGACGTACGATGATCGATGACACAGAACGACGC